ATCGCAGCAACAGTAATTGCAGATTTGGCACGAGCCGGACTTCTAGTGCAGGCATCGGTAGACTCATTTCCAGCAGCAACCACAACTGGCATCTTCACCGCCAAAGCATTCACAACAGCGTCCAGCTCTGCGCTTGCGTTTCCGCCTAGACTAATATTCACAATGGATGAAGAATATTCAGCGTGAGCATCAACCCATTGGATTGCCGTAATAACCTGAGCAAGCGTTCCTGTTCCATCGCAACCAAGTGCTTTAATACCAACAACGTTGGCTAGGGAAGAAATACCATAGGATGCGCTATTAATAAGACTTGCCATGAAAGAGCCGTGCCCATGGCAATCGCTCGCACCAACACCCGTATCAATAACGTAGACGGTAATCCCTGCGCCCATTGGCGCCCCAGCAAGTGTCTTTCCATCAGGGCTGTCCCATGGTTGATTTACTCGATCTTGTGCCCATCCGCCGCCAGATGCACTTGGGACATTGTCTACTGCCCTAAATGTTGCTTTCTTCTTTGCTGCTGCCGCGTCAACTGGCGACGGAAAGAAGAGAATCGCAACCGAAACAAAGAACAGCCAAAACTTTTTCATGATGTCTTGAAAAACCGTCCCGATTTGCAGTTGGGGCAATAGCCAGATTTAATGCCATCCGCAAGCGTAGAAGAGAATGATGCCGCAAAGCCAGAAGAGACAGGATGCCTGCAGGTTGCGCAAAGCCAGTCCCCAGTCTGGCTATTGGCGATTTTGATAATGCGGTACTGCCAGATTGCACGCTTTGGGTCTGGATGCCTGCGCGCCTCAATCTCGTCTCCGTCTTTGCGAAGCTCCTCAATACGAGCACCAAAGCGGCCGCCGCCAGTATCTGACTGCATCAACTTGTCCCCGCCAACCCACTCGTTTGGCGTCCGCATTAGGATCTCACGAATCTTTTGTTTGCGCGTCATCTCTAGCCTCCTCCTCGCGAACGATTTCCAGCGCTCGCTTAATGCCAGCAATGTATGCCATTCTGGCGATAACTTCAATCTTTCCGTTTGCGCCGTCTGCTACACCAACAAGAATCATTGGCAACGGTCCATCAACTGCCCGGTCAAGCAGGTCGCCAAGGCGCCTCTGCTTCTTGCTTAGCATTTGCTGATTCCGTTCGCCCAGAACATTGTCTTAGAGAGGGCATCGTTGAGATCCATTGACGACTGGGAAAACTCTTGCATCATCCCGTTGATCTCAACTCTTGCCTCAATTGTCCAGACTGGGTCTTTGCCAGTGGGGGCAGTTACGTCAACAAACGACTTTGATCCAGAGATCGCGTCAAGGGTCATCTTTACCGACTCCATAGACTCACTTGTCACCTTAGCCTCTCGCTCCTCACTCATCGGCGGGAATGAGATCAACATAGACGTAGCCAGCCAGCGATCTACCCCGAGCTTTCTGGACTTAGGTCCAGTTCTGCGATAAGCATCAGAGTAGTAAATAATTCCTGAGCCGTCTTCGTCGCTGCTTCGCAGGTTTCTTCCGCTCCGCTGAACGCTACCCTTTTTTCTTGGATATCCCAAATTGCCCATCTCCATTCTCCTTCACTAACTAACTCTATTTTCCAGACTTCGTATCTCTCTTTGATTTCCATCGGTTTAATCCAATCGCCTCCATTGCCATAATGAGACCGTCGCGCATTCCGCGATGGTATTGATCGTCATCTGACTTCGCCTCAGCCCAGTCAGCCAGTTCAATAATGCGCTGGTGCAGATCTTTAATTGCATCAACACGACCGTCTTGTCTGGCTACCTTAATGGCTTGGAGAAGTTGGTTGTTCACTTCTTTGGTCGCTCTGGCAAATCGCTCTCAAGTGGTCGTCCCCACTGGCCGCGCTGCAAGGCTACGGCAATAAGCGCGTAGTTTGCAATGTCTAAAAGGGTGTCGGCAAGCGACTCATCCGTGGTGTGATCTAGCGGGTCAAGGATTACTTGACCGTTCACGATCTTGCCGTTCATGAACTTCTTTGCCCGGGCAACCTTGTCGTGAGCAATGCGGCTAATAACGCCGTGCAGACCAAGCTGCTCAATGTTTGAGTCGCCATAGCGCTGTTGCTTAGCGACTAAAAGGGCGTATGCCTCGTTATAGATCTGTGCAAACGTCTTATCAAACGTTTCGGCATCGTCTTTATAAATCAAATGTTCAATAGGTTCCATGATGCCCCCTTTCTGACCACATCGTAGTGGCAGGAGGTCAATCTGTCAAAAGTGCTCGGCGGATACCTTCCTCAAGAGTAATACGAGGCTTCCATATTTGGAAATTCATCACGGGGTCGGCAACTCGGTAGAACACGCCAACAGGTTTATCTGGGTGCGTAATGATCTCTGGCGAATAGCCAGCCTGGCTGGTGACAAGGTCTGCAAGTTCAAGGAACGAGGTTGGTCGGCCCGTTCCAATATTGAGCGGCTCTCGGTAATCTTGTTCAACAGCAGCATTAACAGTCTGGACAATATCGTCAATATGCACAAAGTCGCGAGTCTGGAGCCCATCGCCCCAAACATCAAACGGGTCTGCCTTGCGCTTACCCCGGTCAATAAACGACGGGAATGGGTAATCAAGCGCTTGATCTTCCCCGTAGCCAGAGAATGGTCGGAAGATGTGTGTGCGAACACCCTCAGCCTCCGCAAACTGGGCAAGATACTCCCCAGTGAGCTTTGACCAACCATAAGTAAAGTCTGGGCTGCGAATGTCGCTAAGATTAATCATGTGCTCTGCAAGAGAAACGTGCTCTTCTCGGGTCTGGAGTTCAATAGGGTAAGCGGCGGAAGACGAGAAATACACCACACGCTTCTGCTTGGTTCGGATTGACCACTGCCACATCTCCGCGTCAATGGAGAGATCTACGGCAACAGAGAGCGGGTCGCCCTCAATCTTTGCGCGACCGCCAACTACTGCCGCAAGGTGGATAACTAGATCCCACTGAATGTCGTCCTTGCGGAAGAAGTCTCGAGCATCCCTAGACGGCTCCCCAACGATATCAATGCCAAAAACCCGATGCCCCTGACCCTCATAAAACTTTCGGAAGTGTTTTCCGACAAACCCCCTGTGTCCAGTAATGAGAATATTCACAAGAGGACCTTGTGGATGTCTTTATCAAATTGACCGGATTGATAAAGCGCATAGGCAATTCGGTCATTCTCATAGACGTGGGAGGCATTTACCTCCTGATACTGCAAGTCGTTAACCGCTTTGCCAGCTAGATAGTGCAGGTGTTCAAGGATTACATCTGGAAGATATTGAAGGTTTCCCAGTTTATCTCCAAAGTCTCGCCAAAAATTGTCCATGTACATATGGACAAGCGTTGGCGGCACCATATAGCCAATGCGCTGAACAATCTTGGATGAAAGGACCACTGCCGTTGGCAGGTTTGCCCCCTGAAGAAGGTCGTTGCCGTATGCAACGCCCGGCTTGTTGCCAATTGCTTCGCACAGCTTCACGTCCCATCCCTCAGTCCTCGGGCGGTGATCGTCACCCATAAAGCCAAGATATTCGTACTGGCTGGCGTACTTATTGGCAAGAAGGTTTAATGTTCCGCCCATCCTCAGCCTCGGGTTGATCTCGGCTCGCTCAAGGACTTCTGGAGCGTACTCGCTCTTGTCGTCTTCATCAAGGCCAAACAAGATGTCCGAGTCTGTAGAGTTTTTCTTGAACTCCTCCAAGACCTCAGCGCATGCCTTTGGGCGCTTGCGGCTTGGAACGATCATCAGCAAACGGCTCATCGGATTCCGACCTTTCTTGCAAGGAGCCATGAGGTCTCCTCGTCACTTAGCCGACAAAGCGGCTCTTTTGCATCTCCAACAGTCACCAAATATGGAAGATCGTCCTGTCCGTTTCTTTGATCAAAAGTAATGGACATGGGGAAATCTTGGGCATACAAAACCCAGATAGCCCAAACCCGATCCGTAGGGGCATTGCCCTTCTCTCCCGACATGCTGGCAGTATACATCACGATGGTGTAGTATCTCCGGGTCGCTGGGGCTTGAACTCCTTTCTCCCCAGCGGCACTACCCTTTAATTTGAGGCTTAGACTTTAGTGTTTTTGCAAGCGCGGTGATTGGATCTGAATTAAGCGGCTGGACAAATTTCTTCTCTGCCTTTGCATCTTGCGTTTCGTAGTTCCAAGAGTCTTCTGCACCAAGTTGCCAGCGAGCCCCTTCCGCCGCAAATTCTTTTGTGCTGACCCTGAAGTCCGGCATTTTTGTTTCCTTGTAGACAAGTGCCTCATCCAGCCAAAGGATGCGATTGTTTGGCTGGGCTGCATATTGACCGTTATCCAATCGGATAAAGTTATATGACTTATGCTCAGCAGGGAGGCTTGCCCAGTTAGCGTTGATCTCATTTGGATCGCTATGAACCATGTCTACGGTAAACATGTAGTGTCCCTCGTTCCATTTACCGCTAGAGGTCCGGAACTTGCAGCGCATGTTTTTCAGGACTGCTTTCTCAATCACGGCAAGTTGGGTTGAGTTTGCGTCCCACAGTTGCAGCTCCCCTAGACTGAGGTCGGTCTTTGGAGTATTTGGTGTTTGTACAAACGCGCTAAGCGGGAGCTTGTCGTAGAGCGCACCGTACTCAGGAAGAAATGCCTCAATGTATAGGGCGCGGTGGCGGATGGCTTTAACGGTTACCCAATATGCTGGGGTGAACTCTCCAAATCCGTCCCGCAGATCACGCAGGTACTCCCGGCGGACGTAGCAACCGATTGGTGGCACATTGGCAAGGGCATACGACATTACTCTGCTCCTTCTGCTTCTGTGACGCTATCAAGTTCATTGGGGCTTGAAAGTTCCTTTTCGTTTCGGAACTCAAGGTCAACTCGAGTATCATGGATTGCCTTTGCAAGGTTCTCGTGCCTGCGGTAAGCAATGGTCTCAAACTTGTCTGAGGAGTAGATGGGTCTGTCAATCTCCTCTGGGTTGGGCCACTGGTGCTCTGGGAGATCTCGGACTATCCCAACGCCCCAAACGCCTGACTCAGATCGCTCAATCAGCCAAATGCGCTGTGTTGCCAATAAAACGTTGTCAAGCTCTTTTAGTTCGGCGTCAATGCTTAGTTCTTCAATCGGGGTTAGATTGTCTGTTGACATGTTCACCTCAATAATAATCCGAGCACGAAGCAAAGTATCCGCATTCGCACACTAGTTTGCACTTTAACTCGTCCATCTTAGCACCGCAGTTAAGACAGGTCAAAATTAGTTCTTCGGGGTCGGCTGGAGATTCTTTTGGGCTTGACACAGTTTCTTGATCCACTTAGCCTCCACCTATGACTGTCAAGAGCAGACCATCAGAGCAACTGCCGGATTGGGCGATTGAAGAGCCAGTTCGGGAGTCCTGCCATCCCAAGTGGGTGCGCACTGGCTGGATGTGGGGTCCGGAGTGTCCGATTGAGCCTGGGCATGGAGCCATGGTTGACCTCAAAGGTGGTGGCTGGTACTGCCGGCACCAATACCACGATATTGATAGTACAAGGACTTCGTGGACAGATGAGTCCCTAAAAGACCTTACCTACGAGCGTGCTCTCAAAGCTTGGCAGGAACGACCTAAGGCTGATCAGACTACCGAGTAAAGGCGCTAATCAGCCAAAGGCAGCCATCATCGCCAATGCGCGTGTAATCGCCCTTTGTGACTTTCTTTACTGCCAAGATAGAGTAGTCGTCATAGATCCCAATGACCCTGCCGCCCACGACTAGTTTCTGCGTCCAGTCCCAGAGCAAGCGCTCAACCTGAGCAGCAGTCTTGGCGTTAATAATAATTAAGTTGAATGACCCGTCCTCAACGTCATCTGCGGCTTCTTCCACATTGTGATTGAAGAATCGGATGTACTCCTCAAAGCCCTGATCTCGGATTGTCTCTGCCATGCCGTGATCAAACGTCTCGTTAAACGAGAGGAATTCTGGGCGGGCAGACTTTTCTATCTCGGAGCAGATCTGCGCTACGGCAACAGTGACCTGCGGGTTATGCCGACCGATCTCTGCAATGACTGGAGAATCTGCGCCTTCGCACTCGGCAGAAATTTCATTAATTAACTCCTCAAACGCAAAGTGATGCGCCTCAGTTAGGTCGCCAGGTAGCTCATCCCAGATCACTTGTTTTCCTCACCAAGCCCAGGCGTGGCTTTGTTCGCTAGGCCTCGGATTGCAGAAAGTAAAAACTGCTCGGTATCTCTAGCTCCGGAAGCAACGGTGCCGTACTCCCTGACTGCGTACAGGGTTTTTGACAACCCCTGAATAACCTCGCGCGCTTCATCTTGCGTCAAGGTCTTGGCGGCTACCTCGCCAAACGCTCGTCCTTCCTCTTCTGCGGAGCCTTTTTCCATTTAGTATCCAAAGATCTTTCCAACAATAAAGAGAAACCCGACAAAAAGTAGGGCTCCAACAATCCGCATGAACGGCTCGCTATTTGCCCAGTCGGTCTTTGCTGATGGCTTCTCAACGTAGTAGTACCGATTAACTTGAGTGGCATCAACCTTCTTGGTTGACGGCTTTTGCTTGATGCTGCTCATCGCTTGTTCTCCCTGACGGTCGGAGCCTGACTGCTCGTGTTGTCACGAATTCAGACACAACCACTTCTTCCCCGCTAACCTCAAAGAGGTCAGCGACCTCCCCCCAGAAGCTTTCGTTCTCGCCCCACCATCGGAGCCAGAACCATCCCTTCGGGGGTTCAATGCCGTCAATATTACACGACAGTTGAGCAAATGGAAGACTGTCAACATCTGATACAAGGCAGGTTGTTCCTTCTTGGCGAATCTTCACCCATTGACCTTGGGCGAAGACAAACCGGTGGTGGCCGCGAAACGCTTCAGCGCTGGTTTCTAGGAGGCCCCACATTCACCCTCCTTTTCTCAGCAGCCTAGATATAGGTGCTGCGCTCTTCATCTCCCTGAAGTTCGTTGGCGGTGTGCTCCCAGCTCATCTTAATCACCTTGTAAATCCGCGTGTAGTCACGGATTAAGTCTATGGAGATTTCGGGGGCTGCAATCAGCTTTTCGTGGAACTCTGAAAGGTCCACAAGAAAACCGTGTTGGAATTCCTGAAAGAAGGCGACTAGCGCTTGCTGCTCAACCTCTGTGAGATTCTGCTTTGTCTCTGCCACGTTGGCTCCTTTCTTACCGCCGCCTTGGCGACGGAACTCGTTATAGGAGAGGAACTCCTCTGCCTGTTCTTTGAGCATCCCGTCCCTCTTCATCAAGAGCTGAACGGTCTCTCTCTTCTGTGCCATCAGAACGGAAGGATTGCGCTGGAGATTTCCTTGTGCCCACAGCAATCAGGGATTGTGTAGACGCCCGGACGGATAGTCTTTGCCTCAGCGTCAGTGCGCCTAACGCACAGTTCGCAGGCACAAACGGCACAGAAGACATAGTTAGAGCGCAGACCAGATGCTTGGTAGCGCTCGCCAAATCCCTCGCTCATCAACGCCTTGGCGGCGCGCAAAAAGGTTGCTTGACCGTTGTCATAGATACCGAAGCCATAGCGCTGCGTGGCAACCTCAATGATCCTGCCTAAGTCAGAAATAAGTTCATCTTGCCGCTTGATCAGGTTCGCACGCTCTTCAGCAAGCGAGACTGCTCGGTTAGCAAACTCTTCGGTGTCCTTGACTGGCTGACGGAACCTTGCTCGGTAGTCGTAGCCATAGTCTTCGTCAAAGAGGAGATCGCCCGTGTCTGGGGTCACTTCCTTCTTGGCGCGAAGAGCGTCGTCTAGTAGTTCGTCTAGGGGTTTGCCCGAAGGCTTCTTCTTCACCATCATTCCCTCCTATGCCGTTTTTGCAGGGACAATCCCCCGCGCAATCCTCTTCTGGATACTGATCTGACGATCCTTCTCCAGTTGGGCTACCGCCCGTTGAATGGTGCTATGCCCACAGTCGAGCAGGTTTGCCAGCTCCCGAACTGTCGGGGCAAAACCAAAATTGCCGATGTGGCTTCGGATCGCCTGTAGTACTTCGTCTGGTCGCGCTGCGCCAGTCGCACGTCGTGCTTTCATTGTGAACTCCTTTCTAACCACCAGTGAGCCTCGGGCTCGGCCCGAAAACACCGAAGGTGGTTGAGCCGTGAGGCGAGGGTCACGGTGCCGTGAGGCAGGTGCCAACAGCACCGTTTCCCCTACGCCGATACTTACTTCTTCTTAGAAGAGACAGACTTCTTTACCGGAGCCGCCTTCTTTACGACAGCAGCCTTCTTGAGCGCCACCTTCTTGGTGACCGACGGAGTGGCTACCGCACGCTTGACCGTGACTGGCTTCTTCTTGCCAAAGAGCTTTCCAAAGATAGACATGTGTGTTCTCCCTTGCTTCTATACCAGAAGATACTGGCGTACCACGCACGGTACAGCACGATAATACGCGTGTCAAGTTCTGTATCCACGGTGAATGTTGTGGAGATTGTGGAGAGATGGGCTGAGCGTGGATAGGGGAGATGTATGGGCAGTGTTTATGAGAGAAAGGGGGGTGGTGGTGGCGGCGCCGTTTTTCCTTGGCCGAAGACACGCCGATTGTCAACTTTCTTAAACATGCCACTTGGCGCGCATTCCCACGCATTCCAAGCACGAAGTGTCAATACGAGGCAGCCAATTTCCCTAGGGTTTGCCTGCTATTTACAGATTTACCACCGCTTGCATACGTTGTAACAATCCAGCACACTCAGCAGGCTAATCTGGCTTCCGATTGCTGGGTTAGTCGGTGTCGTCTCCGTCTAAACGACTCAAGGGTACGGGGTGCCGCCCGTCGGACGCGGCTCGTGCGATAGGTGACCTCCCCACCTCCGCGCTGCTCGTACCTGGACTACTGGGAGAGTTATGGCACAGGAGGTTATGGCATGGCAGCAAAAGTATCCGTGAAGAAAGAGAAGGCCAAGCCGGTCCTGACCGGGATGTCCTGTGAGAAGTGCGGTGAGCGCATGATGAGTGACAAGGTGCAGACGACCTTGGTGATCCGCTTTGTCGGAGCGAAGCGCTCAAGCCTCTTTGAGCACCGCCACAAGACCTGCGCATGAGCGATTACATCCTTGGTGCCCTACTGGGCTTCATCTTGTTGAGAATCATCTGGTGGGGCATCAGCGAAGACTGAGTGGTATCTAGAGCCACTTCCCCCCGAAACGCCCAACAGCGTGGCGCGTTGGTGGCAGTAGGAGGATTCTAGAAGCGCTCTCCCAGTGTCCCATCCATGTCCAGCCGCTTCATGACGTCTTTGAGGCAGCGGAGGCAGACAAGGAAGAGTGCCCGGTAATCGTCCTCTTGTTCATACACCGGACCGAGCTCGGCGCAGAAGTTGCACATCCCAAGTTTGCGGCTGTCGTCCTTTCGCCGTCGAGAGAACGTTTGCTTCGGTTTGTCGTCCACAGGCCCGTCACCCTTCAACCTTCATCCGTCGTCGGAACCCCACCCCGCTGCGCAGCCTAGCACAGGTATTTCTGGCGTGCAACTGCTGCGTTGTGGTCAGAGTTATAACACGAAAATGCACCGCGCGCTTTCTTGTCAAGTAGGGTAGGTAATAGGCCCTGAACCCTGAGACCTGATTCCCGAGTCGGCTATCCCCACCCCCCCTCCTTAAGGTTCCCCCCCTCCCCTTACTTTTGAGCACGGGCAGCCCCGGATAGGCTGGGGTTATTCTTCGTGCAGTTATGGTACGTACCGTATCAATGTCGTTGATAGGGTTGGTTAAGAAAACTTACTCTGGCGTATCATTAAGTTTTCTTAACTATTTGGATCTGTTGCACCAGGCGCAACAACCGGGTTTTTAGCGGCAGTTATTTGTTAAGGGTTATGCCTTGTGGGGTTATTCCCGTGCAGTTATGTTTCGCGCAGTTATGTAGTAGTGGGTTATTGCTCGTGGGGTTATTGACAGCCCATAAAGGCGGGTGTACCGTTGATCTCCCGCTGGGGGAACAATTTGGAAATCGGGTGAGGAAAAGCTTCGTAAGAGGTGTACTCTGCTCGGGAGATGAATCGGTTCGCCATAACCCCAGCGGGAAGAAAGAGGTGAGTTATGCGCAGAGTTATATCTGGCGCAGTTATGGTCGCACTGCTTATTGCGTGTGTCCCTAGCCCCACTCGAGTGCTGGCTCCGTCCTACGGGCCGGTTGCCGACCAACCCCAGGCGCCCATCGCCGTCCTCACTGGGATTGCGACGTGGTATGACGCCTCTCGGAACCATGCGTGGTATACCCGGAAGACCAGCCATGGTGCGCCTATCAAGTTCTACGCTGCTGCTGGGCCGGAGCTGCGGAAGTACACCCCGAACTCCTATCTGATGAAACCTTATCACATTATTGTAAAGTCTGTCAAGACAGGTCGAGTGATAGATGTGTGGATCGTAGATTGGTGCGGGTGCTATGGGAGGACGGATTCTGGGAAGCGAACGATGGTGGACTTTGCCCCGGCTGTCTGGAAGGCGCTCGGCGTGCCACTGGGCCTCGGCATCATGGCGGTTGAGATCACCATCCCCAAGCCCCGACTTGACGGCTCCGCCCCTTGCCCTTATGCTGCGGGTTGCCCCTAGTAGGGCGTAGGTAGTAGAGAGAAGGGAGTACGCAATGGACGCGATTGACTTTGGGTACGCAACAGAGGTCGTACGAAAGAGCCAGAAGCCAAAGCGACGCCGTCAGCACGGCTACGGGATGTTCGCGGGTGGTCGTCGTACCGACTCTGAGGGGCGACCGCTCCGTAAGAGCAGCAAGCGGCAGAAGATCGCGAAGTTGGCAGTCTTCGGTCTGATCTTTGGCGGCTTCGGGAGTTGACGAGTCAAGCAACTAGTAGTAGACTGGGCGTAGCCCGATTGGGTGTAGTAGTAGAAAGGAGGAGTTAGATGCCAAACTGGTGCGTGAACCAAGTGGACATTCAGGGCGACGAGGTGGAGGTCGCAAAGCTCGTGGCGTTCGTCAAGAGTGAGGACTCAGTCTTCTCCTTTGAGAAGATCATTCCACCACCAGATACCGATGCGTATCGTGGCTCGGCAAGCAGCAGCGGGTATATCTGCGGCTGCACGTCGGAGTATGTGGACGGCAAGTGGCAGATCAACGGCAAGACGCTCGTTGACCGCAAGTGCCCAGAGCATCTTGCGATTGCAGTGCTGGACTCGCCAGACAACTGGTACAACTGGAACATTGAGCACTGGGGTACCAAGTGGTCGGCAGCCGAGGGTTGGAACGACCGCGCTGATGACTCGGTTGTTGAGGGCAAGACCTCGTACAACTTTGATACGGCGTGGAGCCCCGCAGAGCCAGTCGTGGCAGCACTCGCCGCTCAGTTTCCAATGCTGACGATGCAGCATCGCTACTGCGAAGCCGGAATGGGCTTTGCGGGAGAGATTGCCTATGTCGGTGGCAAGCAGGTCTCGTTTGAGGAGTACGACATGGGTGATCCGTTGCCCGATGTCGCGTGGCTCAAGGACGAGGACGGCAGTCCGCTGTACGGCGAGCGAGATTACGTACGCGTTCCGATGAACGCAATGGAACGCTTCTGCGACGAGCACTTTGGCGGTGTCGTCGGGGGGTGATGACTTCGGGGGAGGATGTTTCGGCGGTTTCGTCCTCCCCCACTAACACTCTTAGCGGAGTGCAATGCAGTTATGGCTTGTGCGCTAACACAGGCCACGAAGGGAGTTCTTATGGAAGAGCACGCAACAACAGCTCGCAACCTAGAGATGGTTGCGTTGTACAAGACCGGGAAGACAATGGAGGAGATCGGCACGCAGTACGGCATCAGCCGTCAGCGCATCTGCCAGATCTTCAAGCGACATGGGGTTTCCACGGAAGGGGCGCGACGTGGTCGCAAGCCAACCGACCCTCAGAAGCTCGCAGCCTACGCGCAAGAGGCAATCACCTCTGGCTCTAAGAAGGTGGCGGCTGAGAAGTTCGGAGTTAGTGTGGACACCATTGGGCGTGCACTTAGGTTCTCGGGCATTAGCCTGCGCTCCACGAAGTTCACGAGCGATGAGACTCGATCAGACATCGTCAAGCGATATCTGCAGGGTGAGCGCCTTCGGGTTATCGCCGAGAGTTATGGGACGCGCCCACAGCACATCAACTCGCTGCTCCGTAAGTGGGGCGTTGAGCCACAGGGCTGGGGTCGCGGCACCAAGTAGTTATGACCGCCCGGGTTATGCCCAGGCGCGTTATGGGGTTGACAAGTTGGGCTCTCCCGCGTTATGGTGGGGGAGCCAAACTTTTGGTATGAAGGGTTAGAGAAGGAGGGGTTATATGTATGTGCATAAGGAGTGCCCAAAACCGGCCGCGAGAAATTGGGAAGGCGTACTGGACGGGATCTACCTGAATGGTTGCTCGCCCATGTCGTTTAACCCGAGCGAGTTTAGCAAGCGGGACTTTGTTCCAGATGGGGACTTTCATGAGGGCGGAATCGTTGACACGATCAACTGCCTAGATTGCGAAGCCGTAGTCGAGTACGTGTCCGAGGTGCTCGGCGATGAGCACAGCGGCAAAGAGCTCTGGCTCGTGGAGCGCCGACTCAAAGAGGGGTACTACTCCACGATTGAGTGGGTTGACTTATCCGCGATTGTCGGTTAGAGTCGTAGTAGCCCAGTTGGGTGAGTGTAGTAGATAGGAGGTGCTAGATGAACGGACTGGTTGATCACGATGCGCTCGTCAAGGAGCGCGCAGGATTGCTCCCAGAGGATCGGGAGTTCCATTACATCTCAAGCGAGATGGTTGAGCCGCTCATTGGCGGCGTCATCATTGGCGGTCGCGTGGAAGAGGCTGATGGGCTTACCCCATTCCCAGTCTTGCGCGTGATGCTCAAGGGTGCGGTCTATTCCGTCGTTGTTTCTATGGACGACGAGCAGAACGGCGGCGGTCGCCTAATGATTGAGAAAGAGGAGGTGTCCAATGGATAACAGGCAGTACAGGTTCTCTATGAAGTTCGCGGTAGAGCGCGACGTGATTATTGAGGCTGAGGACTTGGTGGAGGCGATGGCGCTTCTCACCAACGTCAGCCCAGAGATGTGCCTCGCCGAGATTGACGGCACAGGCATCACGTTTCCAAGCAACATCAACGACCAGACGCAGGTCTACCCAGAGCACGATTTCCTTTATCGTTGCGATGAGGACGGCGCCGAGATTGACGGCGACCTGCTAGACGACAAGGACGAAGTATGACCGAGATTGCATTCAGGCCATACGAGGTGGTCATCACGCGTTCGCGACTGGAGTCGCAGCGCATCATTGTGAACGACACCCCAGCTCTGGTTGAGGTGTTCAGGTCGTACTACGACGGACTCGACCGCGAGATGGTCTTGGCTGCTGTGCTAGACGATGTGAACGGATTGCTCGGTGTGTACGAGGTGTCGCGTGGCGGCACATCCGAATCGCCGATTGACCCGAACAACGTCTTCCGCCCTGCGATTCTGCTTGGCGGTAGCAAGGTGCTACTCGTACACAACCACCCGACTGGCGACCTTCGCCCGTCCGATGGAGATGTGCGCTCAGCGAAGGCGCTCTTTATGTTGGCGTCGCTCCTTGACTTGGAGGTGTCCGACAACATCGTGATCAACGCAGAAACCGGGGAGCACGAATCTGTTCACGCCCACCCAGAGTTCCGACGATGGTTAGGCAAGGATCTGATTCGCATTGCTGGGATTATGGCGGGTGGCGATTTGACGGACGAGCAGTTGGCTGCATCCGAGGAGTTGGAGAAGGTTGCTGCGAATGTCTGACGCTATGGAGAAGCGGGTTATGTCCGCACTCGAAAGCACCAAGGCAGCACGCAAGGAGTTAGGGGTTATGGTCTTATCCATAACGCCCGACGAGGGGCTGGTCGGAGCATACGAGCAGATGTTCGCGCTCAGGAACACAGAGTCATGGCTGCAGAGGTGGCTTGACCGAATCCGCCAGAGGTAGTAGTATCAGTGTGTTGGGGCTTCCCAACGTAGAGTGAGAGGAGGGACTAGAGATGGCAGCAGCAACAAGCTGGGCTAAGGTAGAGGTCGCCGTTGAGATGGCGAAGGGCATCGCGTTTGACGAGTGCCACAAGATCTATGTGCTTCTTGATGACGCACAGATGGATCAGATGAAGGAGTGGGGCTATGACCCGCTGCTCTCGTCGGATGATCTGACGGCGAAGGAGATGTTGGCAACGCTTCGCAAGTGGTACCACGACTCCTGCGGGCTTCGGTTTATCTCGGCGGTTCGCACCGTTGAGGGCGATCCAAATGACGGGTTCATTACCCTCATCGGTCAGGGCGAGGACTACGACGACGCAAACTAAGTAGCGGCGGTTATGGGCGGGGGTTATGCTCCCGCCCATACGCCAGTTAGGAGGTTCTAGGTTATGGCTAAGAGCGAATGGGCGAAGGCGTCTGAGGCCGAAAAGCGGCCGGCCTGTCCGAACAACACGCGTCATGGTGAGCTTGTGCCTCACGCAAAGGGTGGCCTTGTGTGTGTCGAGTGCGAAGAAGCTCATGCCGGGACACGCAGCCGGGAACCACACCGCTGGGCCGATCCTCGCTAGGGGGGTTGACTCATTGCGAGATAGCGAGTAGTATTCGGTAGTCGGGGACTTCCCGATGTAGAGAGTGAAGGAGGGACTATGGGTCAGTATCACGGACTATTCAACATTGACAAGAAGGAGATGTTGTTCCCACACGAGTTGGGCTTCGGCGCGAAGCAGTGGGAGCACACGGGCTTCGCAGGGTCGCTGTCGGACATCCTCTATGCGCTCTGCGCGTATCAGGTGAATCGCGGCGGCGGCGATTTCGGCAACGATGGCGGTATCTTCAAGGGGCGTTGGCACGGCGACCGCGTTGCGGTCGTCGGCGACTACGCTGCCTTCGGTGATCTGCCTGCGGCGTGGAACGATGCGTTCGTAGACCACGAGTACAACGGCGAAACGCACAAGGTGTTCAACATGGCTCGCGACAATGAAGACGGCACCGAGCCGTTCTTCACGGACATTGGCGACGAGATCCGCGCAAGCGTCGCGACGCTCTGGGAGAAGGATGAGCAGAAGTACATCTCTCTCCGCCAGAAGTACGCGCATGGAGCGATCTCCCCAGTACCAGTGGGTTGACGAAATCGGACTCCCCTGCTATCCTTCGGGGTAGCGGGGGATGTTCCCAAGCAGAGTGAGAGGAGGACAACATGAGTAAGTGGAAAAACATTCATTCAGAAGCGCCAAGCGGCAACATTACGATTGAGTCTTGGTACAACGCGGACAAGAATGCGCTGTTGTTCCTGCGCGACAACGCAGCAACGACATTCGGCATCTTCACCTGCGTTGAGGATGTGGTAGAGAACAACACAGACTTCGCTGTTGCTGAGGTCTGCTACGGCTACTACACCTTCCTTTGGGAGACCGAGAACGAAAGCGCGCACGACGACTTCCTAGACGATTGTTGGGAGCGCAGCGCACACTTCACGGGCGTAGAGCACCAGTTCTCGTGCCACGAAAACTTGGGCGACTGCGAGGACGCGTACCACGCCATCCAAGTGAAGTTGGAGAACGAGGAGTGCGACGGCTGCGACATCTGTACCGAGTACCGAGTGTCCGTACCAGAGAGCCTAGCATGATAGAAATCTTCTGGGGCTTATTCGGCTCGTTGATTATGTTAGGATTAGTTATGCTACGCAGGAGTTAGGCGTAGCGCGTTATCTACGAGCTGCGGGTGGGCGTCCTCCCGTCCCACAGCTCCTTCCCCCCCGGCATGTGCACTCCATGTCGGGGGGACTTCTTTATCTAGGGGGGTTGACAGATTTCACAGAGCGGGTGTAAGATGGCAAAGCCGCGACTTGCGGTGTGTAGAGTGAAGGAGGACAACGATGGGCTACTACGTTTCTGGGAACGGCTCACTCCGAATCAAGGCTGAGAACCTTGGCAAGGCGTATGAGGCGCTGATGGCGCTCCAAGACGCACCACCAAAGGCAAAGCGCGGTGGGTCGTCAGGCGGCGATCAGGCTCCACGCTTCTGGTATTCGTGGATGCCAGAGGACTTGCGAACGCTGCCAGACACCAAAGCGGTGTTTGCAGAGTTGGGATTTGAGACCATCATTGACGACCGCAATGGCGATCTCGTGATTACCTGCTACGAAAACAAGACAGGTCAGGAAGAAGTGTTCTTCGCAGCCGCTGCGCCGTTCATTGAGGACGACGAGTACGAGTGGACTGGCGAGGACAACGACTTCTGGATGTGGAAGTTTGAGGACGGCAGGATGTTTGTCCGCTACGGCAAGCGAGAATACGGCGAGAGGGAGGAGATTGTGCTCGCAGACCTTCACCGCCAGCAGATTGAGATGGTGGAGCGCATTGAGGCGGTTTACGCCAAGAAGTAGTTAGAGGTTATGGGTTATGGGGTTAGGTGTTATGCCTAACCCCGTAATCTGTTAGGCCCCTGGGCAGCCGGCGGCACAGCTCGGCAGATTTGAGTAGGGGGGCTTGACCGAATCGCAGAGAGGCCGTACGATTGGCTTGCCACATTTGTGGTTGAGAGTGTAGGAGGTGTGTAATGAGCGGTGAGCTGACGACATGCAAAGAGTGCAATGATGTTCTGTTCTACGACGACGAGAAGGTCTACATCAAGCGCGACACCGAAGGGTTAGCCTTCGCGGTCAAGGTTGATCCCCTAGCGGACATCTACTGCAACTCGTGCGCCGAGTTCCTGCTAGATGACCCCGAGGAAGTGGGGTATTGACTTTCGCGCCATAACTGGTAAGATGGCATTAGCCACTCAGAGCAGTGGCAAGAGTGTAGGAGGTGTTAGATGGACACAACGAAGTGCGCATACTGCAACCCAGAGACCAGCGCAGAGGCGTGGGTCATCATTGACGAGACCTATGGTGGTCCGTACAAGGCACGCGTCCGAACCGACTATCGTTGGAACGGATTCTCCGTCCCTGCGTTTGACTTCGCAGAGGCGTTGCGCGTCGCAGCCGACACGCACCTTCTTGGTGCTAAGTACAACGACAAGGGCGACAGCGTGGAGTTCGCTTCGTACGATGCGAGCCGCGATGCGTTCGTGATGACGGGCGGCGGACGCGATGCGGACGATGAGCCGTTCGTGAACACCGCAACGACTTGCTGCGGTCGCTACGACATCGGCGCGATGAACTGGACTTGGGTGGAGGCAGACGAGCCAGAGATTGGCGACCTCCCCCAGTTCACAAAAGCGCACCTCACGGAGGTGTAGTTATGGCTTGCGAGCATACGGTTATTCGTTGGCTACATAACGCGCGGGTTATCGGTTGTGAGGATTGCGATAACGCGACGGAGTACGAGCAGGGGGAACTTACGCCTTGCTCACTTATTGTCTGCGCGGATTGCGAGGAGTTCACGGAGCCGACTAGGCCAGAGCACCACGAGCAACTGTTCAGGGGGGCTTGACTATTACCCCCGCCTGTGGCACACTCTCCATAGGCGGGGAGACACCCCACCAAGAGTGATAAGGAGGACACGATGGGAGCTTTTGCACTAACGATCCGCAACGGCGAGATCAGCATCACGACCCGAGGCGAGGGTCTGGCTGGCTTGTACGCTGCCACAGAGTGCTCAATGGTTGAGGTCGCTGCGGTCGGCACGCTTGGCGGCGTGAAGGTTGCGCTTCTCTGCGACGAGGAGGGGCTTCTGATTCAGAACCCAGAGCAGAACCTCACGGCGGCAGACCTTCGCGCAGAGATGAGCGACGGCTTCCCTCAGTACACACTGGTCGGGACTTGTTCACTGGTTGCTGACGATACGAACCTTCGCGGCTTCACGGCTGACGAACTGGCGAGGATCAAGAAGCAACTCAAGAAGGGCGGCTACCCGATGGCGGCAGAGTCGGTGTTCACACTAGCGGGCATTGAGGTTCACGCCTTCAACGGCTAACAGTTAGGGATCGCGTACTTAGGGGGAGGGGCTTATGCCTCTCCCTCTTTTGTTTGAGCTGCAGTTAGGCCCCGTGGTTATACGCACCCGGTTATGCGCGATCGAGTAGGCAGCTCTAGATTGTTAAGATGTCTTACACAAACATTAACCAAATAAGTGGCTCAGGGGGATTGACGGGATCGTTTCTATGCCTTATTGTAGTGAAGTCGGAAGCGATCCTAGGACAGCGACCGACAGGGTGAGACTCGTGGACGAGCGATCAGGTCTGCCGCAGCCCTAAATGCGGGTAGACGAGAGACATGGCAAGCGATGACGACTAGGGCAGACCCTGTAAGTCTGGGAGTCGTAGGAGTGAAGTAGGGCGGAATGATCCCCGCCCTGCGGCAAACCGAACAAGAACCCCTCGGAGCGACGGCTCTGGGGGGTTTTTGATTTTCCACTTATGGCCGGAGGTTATAGCTCGCGGTTATATGCCTGGGCGTAAGGTGCAGCCGGGGGTCAGGTCGAGTGCGCAGCTCTGTGCTGGCCGAGGTCGCGATGTGGGGGGCTTGACGGATTGCGCGCGGTGGCTGTAAGATGCTCTTAGCAGTTTGAGGTAAGACCACCGAGCGGCTTCGGCTTCTCGGTGGCACCACTGCTAAGAGTGTGAGAGGAGGACAAGATGGCTAAGGCAAAGGCTAAGGCGACCGAGTGGAAGCGTTTCCAAGTTGAGGTCGTGCGCCACGCTATCGCAGAGGCGGCTCCCTTCCGAGTGGAGCGACCAGTTGCGGCGGTGGAGTTGTTCAGAGAGGATGCCGAGCGGCTGACGCAGGAGTCCCTCTGGGTGATGACGCTAGACGGGCGCAATGGACTGATGGGCATTGAGCGCGTCTACACGGGGACGGCTACGGGGACGAGCGTCCGTATCGGTGAGTTGTTCCGCTACGCGATTTCGGCAGGTGGCGTAGGCATTGTTCTGGTTCACAATCATCCGAGCGGTGATCCTGAACCGAGCGACGAGGATGTGAAACTGACGAGCGAAGTTATCGCAGCGGCGCAGTTGCTAGACATCCAAGTTCTAGATCACCTAGTTATCGGTAGCGATAAGTTTGCGAGCATCCGCTCGCAGCGCGGCGAACTCTGGGAAGTCGCGAACTAGGGGCTTGACCGAGTCGCAGTTTAGTAGTAAGATTAGCAAAGCGAAGGAGATTCCTTCGCAGAGTGTAGGAGGTACAAGTGGACTTTGATTTGGTAAACGGCGGCTCGGTCTTTCTCTTAATCCCTAACACCGAGGAGGCGAAGGCGTGGGTGGCTGAACACCTCCCTGAGAACCCTCTCACCCTCGGTCGCGGGATCGCGGTGGAGCACCGCTACATCTCCGAGATTATGCAGGGGATTATGGCGGACGGGCTTTCCTTCGCATAGTTAGGAGTTAGGGGTTAGGGAGTTAGGGGTTATACCCTAACTCCTTATCCGCCTAGTGCGGCCATAGCGCAGATTCGAGCACGCAGCTCGGGATTCCGGGGGCGGGGCCGAGTGGGGGGATTGACGCAATCGCGTTGATGCCCTAATGTAGTGATGTCGGCAAGGACGACCGACACAGAGTGAAAGGAGTGAATCGTGGAGAACCCAACGATCATTTCCGCTAAGGAGGCAGCAGACCTCCTTACCGCCACCGAGGGGCGCATCTTCTCGGTACGCTTCATCAAGCGTACGACTGGCGAGGAGCGCGTGATGACCGCTCGCACTGGTGTGAAGAAGCACCTCAAGGGTGGTGATGCCGCCTACTCCTTCTCCGAGAAGGCACTTCTCTCGGTGTGGGATCTCAACAAGAAGGCATACCGAGCGATCCCGCTAGACGGGATTCTCTCACTCCGCGAAGGCGGGGAGGAGTATGTGGTAGTCCGCTAGGACTCCACGGAGGGGGGAGCTTTTGCTCCTCCCTCCCCCTCTTGGGGGATTGACTTTCGGCGCAGAACTGATAGACTCATTACAGCGAGGACTTCTCGCAGCAGTATGAAGGAGGACACAATGAACGCAGCAACACCAAAGAAGATTGAGGTCGGTCTGAATACTTGGTATCAGATCCACACCAACGGCGGAACGACGACCTTCGCCCGCATCTATCAGGGTCAGGACTCCGACGGCTTCGGGTGCTTCTGGTTTGAGAAGATGTCGGTGGACTCAACGACGCCGCAGGGCGGGGCGGAGATCTTCGGGCATCAGGATTTCACGGGCGACCTGACCGCGTTTGATCGGCTCACCGCCGCGATTGAGAACGGAATCTAGGAGAGTAGCTGAGGCGGGGGCTTATGCCTCCGCCTCTTTCACTTATGCGCTGGCCACTTATGCCTCGCGCGTAATTGTTACAGTCGAGCGCCCCGGTTTGCAACAATGTAACAAAGCTCCAGCGCAGGGGGGGTTGACGAAAACCGCAGCGCGGGTGTATGCTGCTATCAGCGGTGGAAGTGCTACCGCCAAGAGTGAAGGAGGACGCAATGGCAAAGAACCTACACGGCAAGACGCGCAGCGTGGATAGCCCGTATCTCATCATCACCTCTGGTGATTGGGAGTGGCGAGTCCTGAAGCGCTACCAGTCGCCAGACGCGGAGCGCGCCAACCCGTACGCTCGTTGGTTTGTGGCGGTGAAGTCGCCAATGACCTACGGCTCATGGGAGATGGGCGACACCTATATCCGCGAGATCCCAACCGCTACGGCGGGGATGGACTTCCCCGAAGGCGGAGCGATCCGCAGCGAGGGTGGCTTCAGGATTACGACGGCGCAGGTTATCCGCTAGGAGGTTAGGGGTTAGGCGGTAACGCCTAACCCCGCCCCTAGGGGGTGGCCACCTCGAATGTAACAATGTAACAAAGCTTCGCGGCGGGGGTATTGACTTTCCCGCAGTTGGGCGTATAGTAAGGGTGTAGGGCGGCAAGTGATCCGCCCACAAAAGGAGGACGCAATGAACGAGCACAAGTGGACGGCGCGAGATCGCAAGATCGCAAAGCGCGCACGCGGTATGGTGATGAGCGGCAAGGGTACGCTCCGCCAGCAGAACGAACTACGCGAGAAGGCGCGACACGCGGCGAAGGCAAAGGCTCGCACCGTCGCCTACACCGCGAAGGCGTTTGGCGAGGTGGCAGAGTGAAGCGCGGGGGCTTCCCCCCGCTTCGCGGCACGGCGGCGTGGTATCAGGCGCAGGACGAGCGGAGAATCCGCCGCATCGCTTTGGCGCTGCTCATCGTCGCAACGCTCGCGGTGCTCGCCTTTGGCGGGTGCAACGGGGCGCACGGGCGCTGTTAGGGTTAGAGGTTATAGGTTAGGGGTTAGGCACTTACGGCCTAGCCCCTAACGCTTTACGGCCGCAACGCAGCTCCAGGCAGCCGGCGGCGTAGTCGAGCGGCTGGCCGCAGGGGGGTTGCGCGTTTGCGCGGCAGGTTGTAGAGTAGCAGTGCGGGGACTTCCCGTAAGAGTGAAGGAGGCAACAAATGCGAGTGACGCAGAAAGATCTAGACGCAGTGCTCAATCTGGTAAACGGCGCGCGAAAGTATCCCGAGATCGGGTACTTCTACCTGATGGGCGCCTACGGCGGGCTGAAGTTCGTTCAGATCGTGAACGAGAGCGGCGGGGTGCGCGATGTACTCCCCCGCATCGGCTACGTCGGGAAGCGCCAGATGCTAGACGCTCTCACCTCTTACCTTGAGGGGCGAGGCGAGGCGCGCACGCTAGAGCATTACGGGATCAAATGAGGCGCGGGGCGGGGGCTTGACGGCTCCCGCCCGTGCTGCTATCTTGTAGGTGCGGGGATTTCCCGTCAGAGTGTAGGAGGTGCTAAATGTTTAAGGTGTGCATCGTTGATAAGAGCGCGCCAGAGTTCGCGGGCGTTTCCGAGATCGTCGGGCTCGCAACGCTAGAAGATGCTAACCGCATCGCCCAGCGCGAAGCCTACGACACCGCCGAGGTGCTGCTAGGTGAGTGGCGCGTGGTTCGGGAGTCAATGAGCGCGGGCAAGTACGGCGCGCGGCTTGAGCCCAGCACGGGCGAGGCGGGCTACATCGTGGTGATGGTAGCGGGGCAGTAGGTTAGAGGTTACGGGTTAGGGGGTTAGGCGTAAACGCCTAGCCCCCTAATGCTATGCAGGCCACAACGAGCTGCAGCTCCGGCACGCGGCAGGGGGTTGACGCTATCGCCGCGAGGTTGTAAAGTAAGGGTAGGCGAGGAGACACCTCGCCAGAGTGTAGGAGGCAACAATGACGGTAAGCAAAAACTACGCGGGGGCGATCATCATCTCCGACATCATCGGCGGGGAGCGCGTGCAACGCGTCTACATCGGCTACACCAAGCGCGAGGCGATGAGCCGCTTCCGCAAGGAGATGCGCGCGAAGTAATCCAAAGGCGGGCGGGGGGTTATCCCTCGCCCGCTTAGGGTTAGGGGTTATAGGTTAGGCGTAAACGCCTAACGCGCGCAGGCCCCGAATAGAGCTCGGAGTGTAACAATTGAGGCCCGCCGGGGGCGCGGTAGGGGGCTTGACGATTCTCGCGCGATGACCGAGAATACAGGTAGAGGGGCGAGTGACCCCTCATAAGAAAGGAGTCCACAATGGACTACGAGACGTACGAGATGGATGACCTCGGGACGGGTTTTGAGGAAGCCGCCGAGCGCGAGTATGACCGCCGCGAGGAAGCCGCCATTGACGCGGTACGTTTCCCCGATGCGGGCATCATCGCCTTCTTCACACCGCGCTCGTGCGCGGCGAAGACGTGCTGGATCGGCGACAATCACACCATTGACTGCTTGCCCTTCTAGGGCACGGGGGGCGGGGGTTATACCCCGCCCCCTAGCGGTTAGGGGTTATAGGTTATGGATTATGCATAACGCATAATGCGCAGGCCGCGCCAAAGCTTTGTAACAATGTAACAATCGAGTCGGTCACGGGGGATTGACGCGATGCGCTTCCCGTGGTCTAATGGATGCAGAGGGGCGAACGCTTCTCAGAAGAAGGAGGACGCAATGGGAATGACGAAAACGGGTAGCGGCATCGTGCTTGTCGGCTATCTAGACACCGCGTGCGGGGTTGTATTCTGCCGCGATTGTGGAGACCACGGCGATGGGACGTGGATGGAGACCATCTACTCCCCCGACGTCAATGAGGACACCCCGCCGTGCTCCTCGTGCGATGCACGGTTGGACGCCTAGGGTTATCGGTTAGGGGTTAGGGGTTAGGTGATAACGCCTAACCCCTGCCGCCCCGCTGGCCTCCCCAGAGCTTTGTAACAATGTAACAATCGGGCGGCCAGAGGGGTATTGACTCTTTGCCCGTTTGGGTGTTCAATAGGTGTAGACGGGACGAGTGCTCCCGTAGATGTGGAGGGTCATATGACCATCACAATGAAAGAGGCGGCAGACATCCTGACCGCTTCCGATGGGCGGATCGTTTCCGTTGTTTTCGTGAAGCGCACCACGGGCGAGACCCGCACGATGGTATGCCGAACGGGCGTTAAAAAGCACCTGAAGGGCGGGGACGCCGCCTATTCGTTCAGCGCCAATGCGCTCCTGAGCGTTTGGGATATGGGAGTGAAGGGTTATCGCTCCATCCCGCTTGATGGGATCGTCTCCCTCAAGAGCGGCGGCGTAGAGTACGCGGTCAAAGGGTAGGGCAAAGGGAGGAGGGGGACGCGCCCCCTCTCCCCGCCCGAAAAGCTGACGGCGGGGCCTCGCAAGGGGTATTGACAAACGCGGCGGAGTGTGCTACAATAAAGGGGGAAGGGTTATAGGTTACGAGCTTACGGGTTAGGGGTTATAGGTTACGGCCTAACGCGTAACGCGCCCGGCGCCGCCGGCAGCGGCCTCGACTGAAAAAGCTCTGGCCGTGACGGCCACAAGGGGGGTTGACGATTCTTCAATGATGACGGAGAATGAGTGCAGAGGGGCAGACGCCTCTCACAAGAAAAGGGGTGCAACATGTACGACGAACTGGACGACATGGGTACGGGATACGAAGAGGCGGCGGAGCGGGAGTACGACCGCCGCGAAGAGGCGGCGATCCACGCCGTACGCTTCCCAGATGAGGCGATTCTGGCATTCTTCGCCCCGACCCCCTGCGACTGCGCGAAGGGCGATACCGACGCTGCGGTTGGGGCGCTGCTAACGGGGCGCTGCGCCCGCTGCGGTTGGGGTGCATAGCGGTTAGGGGTTAGGCGAGAGGGGGAGGCGCGGGGCGCCTCCCCTTTTTGTTGGCCTGCGCAAAGCTTTGTAACATGTAACAATCTGGGCGGAGCTGGGGTATTGACAAACTTCGCTAAACATGCTACTATGGAGCTGGAGAGGGGCCCCGCTTTCTGGCGGCCGGTTAGGGGTTACGGGTTATGTGTTATGTGTAACATGTAACAATCAAGTGCGCCCCCGGGAATGTAACAAAAGCTCTGGCACCGGCCATGATGCCCCATTGACGATAGCCGCGCTCTATGGGATACTAGGTGCAGCGAGGGAGACTCTCTCGCAAGAGTGAAAGGGGTACGCAATGGAAAGCGCAATCCTGAACATTACGCGCGGCGAGGCGCAAGAGTCGCGATGGTTGGCGGGGATCGCAACCGACCAACTAAAGGGCGCGCAGGATGCAATGCTTGCGGGCGACCTAGACGATGCGGCGGCGGCGATCCGCCGTGCGGTAACCGCGCTAGGGATGATCGCCAATAGCCAGACGGCAATCCTGAAGCGCACGGATCGCTAGTACTAAGAGGGAGGGGGAAGCGCCCCCTCCCTCTCTCTTTCTTTTCTAGCTGCTAGGTGTTATGGATTATGAGTTAGGGGTTATAGGTTATGGGTTAGGTGTAACGCGTAATGCGCGGGAGGGCCGGCCCGAGCATCCACACTTGAGATTCCGGCTACCCGCCATCTACCCCCTTGACGATTCTCGCGCGATGACCGAGAATAGGTGTAGCAGAGGACAATCCTCTGCAAGAGTGAAGGGAGACCAGAGATGGTAGACCAGAAGGAACTGGCGGCAATCATCGCCAGCACCCCCGCCGAGGGTGCAGTCCGCGAGGCGGCAGTAATCGGCGAAGTGGATCGCAACGACGATGCGCTCCTCGGCACGCTCTTCAAGCAGGTGGCAGGTGGTCTGCTCTCGGTGGCGGCGTATGAGACCATCTACGCTAAGACTGACAAGCACGGGAAGTTTGTGGATGACGCGTGGCGCCTCATCGCCATCCGCACCATCCGCTACGGGTTGTAGCAGAGAGGGAGAGGGGGATACGCCCCCTCTCCCCCCTCGGGGGCTATCGGTTAGGGGTTAGGGGTTAGAGGTTAGGGGTTATAGGTTATCGCGTATGGCGTATGACGCGTGCGGGCCAGCATCTTGAGCCCGCTACCAGCTCCGAGCCCGGGCTAGACCCCTTGACGCTATCCGCTTGAGGGTGTTTAATAGGTGCAGAGGGGCAGACGCTCCTCGAGAGTGTAGGAGGAACCATGGACAAGGAGACTCGACTAGCCGAGCATGAGGGTCATACGATCCGCATCGCTCGAGACGCCGAGACGGGGATCAGCACCCTTGAATGCGACTCCTGCGGGGAATACCTGCTCGAGCAGTACGATGATGGAATGGTGCTCTGGGGGTAGGTGCAACGGGGAGGGGCTCGAGCCCCTCCCCCCTTCGGGGGTTATAGCCCGGGTTAGGCGTTATGGGGTTAGGTGTTATGGCGTATCGCGTATGGCCTGCGCGGAGCTGGGCAGGGTAGCCGGCTCGGGCGGGTACGGGCTCGAGTGTGCCCCTTGACAATAGCCGCGCCGTACCTGAGAATAGAGGTAGAGGGGCAGACGCCTCTCATGAGTGAAGGGAGAACCGAGATGGACTGGATGAACGAGATGGGCGAGATGATCGCGGTGGATGCGCCAGAGCGCGAGGATGCGCACGATGCGATGGTGGACTCGCAGATCGCAATCATCCGCGATGAGCAGATCATCGCGTTCTTTGCCCCGCGATCCTGCGAGGCTAAGACCTGCTGGATCGGCGACAACCACGGGAACGATTGTCTCCCGTTCTAGGGGTTAGGGGCGGGGGTTATCCCCGCCCCGCCCTTAGGGGTTAGGGGTTAGAGGTTAGGGGTAAACGCATACCGCGCCAGCGCCTATGGGCAGGGGCTACCTCGCCGGCTACTCAATCGGGGCTCTTGACATACTCGCCGCGATGCCCGACAATAGAGGCAGAGGGGATGCACCCTCTACGCATCGGGAGCGTATGAATCCCGGGGAGGGTCATCATGACCAGACCAACAAACGAGGGGCGTATCATCGGCGACATGTTCGCCCCCCGCGATACCTGGGCGGCGCTCAACGCAGCCCGGGGCGTAGAAGAGGCGCGCGCTTTTGCGCTTCTGGTAGAGGCAGAGCGTATTATGCTCGCCACTCAGCATCCGGGCGTGGCGTACGACATCAGCGCCGCCGCAGAGGCGTTGCAGAGTGTCTGCACCGATGAGGCGGACATCATCATCCGCCAGCAGGGGCTAACGCCCCGCCAGCGCCAAGAGGCGGGCGAGGCTATCGCCTAGCACCTAGCCCGCCGGCGGGCACCTAGCACCCCTCGCCTACGGGCGGGGGGTGTTTTGTTATGTGCCCCGGTTATCGGTTAGGTGTTATGGGTTAGAGGTTAGGGGTTAGGGTGTATCGCGTATGCCGCGCGCGGTGCTGGTTGTCTGGTAGCCGGCGCCCTAGTGAGGGTGCTTGACGATACGCGCGGGGCGTGTTCTAATAGGTGCAGAGGCGGAGGACAATCCACCGCCCAAGAGGAGGACTGAACGATGGAACGATGCGAGGCACGAACGAACGAGGAGATGGGAACCTACCAACCAGACGCCATTGACGGGGATTGCGAGAATCCCGTGGTGACACACTTCACTAATGAGGAGTCTGGCGCGGTAGTACCCTTCTGCGAGTATCACCGCGATGAGATGCACGACATCGCCCACGCGATTATGGCGCTTTACTGCTAGGGGATAGGGGGCGGGGGTTATACCCCGCCCCCTAGCCGCCGGCTATGGGTTAGAGGTTAGGCGGTTAGAGGTTAGAGGTTAGGCAGTTAGGGGTTATGGCGTACCGCGTACGGCCCGCGAGAGCTGCGGGCGATCCAGCCCGTAGCCGGCACCTAGCGGCCGTATCCGCCCTCTTGACAATAACCGCCCGCCGTGGTCTAATAGACGCAGAGGGGAGGCACTAGACCTCCTCCAAAGAAAAGGAGCACTAAGATGGACAACTTCACAGAGGGCTGGTACGCAGGAATGGACACTAAGAGCCTCCGCGAGGAAGCGGCAAGAGCAGAGAAGGAGGCGCAGGAATGGGAGAAGCAGCGCCAGAGGGACAACGAGGACGCAGCGGAGCGCCGCAGCCTCATCGCCCGGATTGACGCGGCGAAGCGAAAACTCATCAGCCGAGCACTCTAAACGGGACGGGGAGGGGGGGTACGCCCCCCCCTCCCCCCAACCCCCCCGCACCGCCCTAAACAGCCCCCCCGCCTAGTCTTGGGCGGCACCTGCCAATTTTGTATCAACCCCCCAAACGAGTGTCAAGAGCAGACCCCCCAACATCGGCACTCCCATTTTTTTTCGCGCTACCCCCGAAGGAGTGTCAAGAGGAGGCAGGCTGAATCGGATCTAGGCGACCACCGTAATACTTGCAGGTCCGGCATTCCCGCTCCCCATCCGGATATCGGTAGGTATTGGACTCCGTATAGGCGTGTCCGTGGACGCAGCTTGTAACGCGAGGTCCGGACGCATCACCCCGTTCTGCATTGACCTTCGGTGTGACTGCTTCTAGGTGGACGACGTTGACACACTTTCGGACCCGGCACAAATGATCAACCCACTCCCAACGCGTAAGGGCACCACGATGCTGCTGGTAGATCCACCGATGGGCGTTGACCTTCTTCCCCTGGTACTTGAAGGCGCCGTATCCGCTTGGGTCCATCGCGCCAGTCCACTCCCAGCACCCTGTTTCTGGGTTGACCGAAACGTATTTCAGGAACCGAGCAATGCTCTCCTGCATCACTTGCCTAGCCCCACGCTCTTCTTATACTCTTTCCGACGTGCTTCCTTAGATCGAGAAGGCGCCATACTTTTCACTTCGTACTTGCAGGCTCGGCAATTCTTGTCCGTCGGCTTGAAGTAGAACTCCTCGTCCGGCGGCCACTCTTCTTTGCAGCGCCCACAGACTTTGTAGACCATCAAGCGATACCGAAGGTGACAGCAATTCCCTGGGCGGTTTCCTGCCAGACACGCGCAATCGTCAAAGGCTCTAGCGGGAATCAGTCGCACGAGCGGGATCGCGGCTTTTCGTAGACGAGGGTCTCGTCAGTCCGGGTGATGCTTTTGGCAACGGTGAAGCCGTCCGGATAGCGGAGGCGCAGCTTCGCCTCATTTTTCTCTGCTACCTCATCCAGACCGATGCCGAGGGCTGTACCAAGTTCGGCAAGGTACCAGAGGACGTCCCCCATCTCCTTAACAATTTCTTCACGGTCAAAGGGATGATCGTGTCCTACCCACTTCTTTAGGGCGTCCACTACCTCTCCAGTCTCGCCTGCAAGGCCCATAGCAGCCACGGAGACGCGAGTTTTGAGTAAATCCATATCTACAGACCCCCGAGCGGTTTGCGCGGCTGCCTGCTGGTATTTCTTGAAATCGGTCATTTAGCCCTCCCGAGCTACTTTTACCTTTCGCTGTCGGCGCTTGAACACCCGTTCAGCCGCCTTATAGTCCTTGACCAGATCCGCATGTGCCTTCTCCAACGCCTTCCCAGTCAGATACTTCTCATGCAGATCAATCAGTTTTCCGGCCCAGATCTCATTGTGTTCGGTCTCTTTGTACTCCAGATGGGCAATCTCGTGCAGCATCGTCTCAATGTCGTTGCCAGAGCAGAATGCCATCCGCTTGTCATCAAGATACGTCACGCCACAGTAGTGCGTCAACTCGGGGTCTTCGTGCCAGTGGATGTACACATGGTAGAGGTCCAACTTGTGTTCACGCAGGATGCGGTCAAGAAAGAGGATGGATTCTTGCCATGTGGCGAGAATGCGTGGCGGCATACCTTTTTGCACGCTCAACGCGAAGGAAAGACCTTTGAACCAAGTGGGTTTTGCCATGGGGGTAGTCTAGCCGAATGTAGACGGGAAGGCAATGGGAAGCGGGGCTTCTCAGGGGTACACTGGACTCGTGCAGGACTATCGAGTATCGTACGTCCGTTCCGCGTTCCCGTTCTGGGTGGTTGAGCATCCGGACGGGGAAGAGATTGCCTCGTCCCCCGAGCAGGTGATGGCGCACGTTGGGCGCTTGGTACGGGATAAGATTAAAGACGGTGGGTCTAGCGAATTTCGGATCTTTTGGGATACTATTCCAGATGGGTTCAAGGCCCCGGATCTGCAACTGACGCTGGAGGAGACGAAGCCTACCTCCCGGCATTGACCTTTGTCCCGCACTTCGGACAAATGATCTCTGGCTTTGGCTGCGGATCTGCAGGGGTTGGCATCTCGTTCAGCAGCTTCTCTAAGTCCTCTTTGTCGTAGCCCGTCTCCAAGAGCATGTCTGCTGCGTCCAAGCCCACAAGGATGTCTTTCAGGACCTCCTCATCCCATGAACCAATATCGCTCGTTCGGTTGTCAGCGATTAGGATCGCAAGAGCACGCTGATCGTCACACTCCACCCAGAACACAGGCACATGGGTCATCCCAACCTGTACGGCTGCTTGGAAGCGATGGTTGCCTGCAAGGATGTAGCGGGTAGACTTCTGCGCGACGACCGTGCCAAACCAGCCATTCTTCTGAATGCTGGTGATGATCGCACCGATATCACCCTGTCGTGCATTGTTTGGGTGGGTCTTGAGCGTACTGACTTCTACATACTCAATAAGCGTTGACTCAGGTTGTTGGTGAGTCATCGGCAACCCACTGACCTGCGACAGCAGGGAAGGAGGGGTGACGGTACCCTAAAAATAAAAAATTTACCGTCCGTGTGGGGGATCATCGCGTACCGACGACTGTGTCCAACTCAAACTTTGAGGCAATAGTTTTGGCACTAGCCATTCCCATTACACCAAGCGGAGCGCCGGACTTGGGAAAGAAGACGAGCGCTGGAATGCTCGTAATGTTGAGCTCCCGAACATTCTGCTGGTTCTCATCCACATTGAGCTTGACAATGCGCACCTGTGGATACTTTGCCGCGAGGATGTCTAGTTCCTTGGAGATCTGCTTGCAGGGCTGGCACCATGGCGCCCAGAAGTCCACGATGACAGGACCATTTGCAATCTCTTCCTTGAAAGTTGCGTCGGTAATAGACTTGACGTCCGCCATAGATCCTCCGCTTGATATGTGTTGTGGGGACGAGATTGTAGCAGCAACGAGCTAGTCTTTCACCATCTTGCCGTGCTGCACAGGTTTAAACATTCGCATCAATGTAGCAAGGGCTGTGGCGTCCGGTTCCGCAGATCCTTTCCAGACGTCACTCAAGATTTGTTGCGTTTGGGAGATGGGATAGAAGTTCACCAGTTCGGGAAAGGCTTCGTTATTGACGAGTCGCAATCCGTCTGCAAACTCTTCAAACCGCACTGTCCATCCCTCACCAAGCACATCCATGCTGTCGGGATCAATGCGGAGTTCATCTAATGCGACTAGGCGAAACACTCCGCCTGCCCGGAGCACCCCAAGAAAGGGATGCCCCGTAAGCAGGTAGAGCGCAATCTTCGGATTGGATGGAGGGATCATCCAAGATGCTCGAGATTAGAACGGAAGGTCGTCAAACGCTGAAGCCGCAGTAGCAGACACTTCTGCCTCTGCTTCTGGCTCTGCGCCCTGACGCTTGTTGCTGCGAGCGAGAAGCTGCAGATACTTGCAATGAACGGCGAGTTCAATGTGATCCTCACCCTTCTTGTCCTGCCACGAGCTGACCTCTGGCGAACCCTCAATCATGACAAGGTCTCCCTTCTCAAGGAGCTTGACTGCGAGTTCAGCGCGACCATCCCAGCAAGTGATTGGGTACCACTTAGAGACGTACTCTCCATTGGCGTCCTTGCCAGCGCTGACTGCGACATTGAAATTCACGACGGGTCGCCCCGCCTTGGTGGCGCGCTGCTCAGGCTTTGAGCCAACGCGTCCGATAAGCGTAACCTTAATCATCTTCTATTCCTTCCAAATCTCTACTGCAACTCCCGGAAGGCTCCCTTCGCCAGCCGGTGTCGTGTAGTTCTTACTGGCCGTCAAGCGGACGACCTGCGCATCATCTTGCCACAACCCTGCGTCCGTCCCCGCGTCCAAGATGGCTCGCACCAACTTGTCCAGATCTGGCTTCACGATGTGGCTCGTACTGTACCCCTTCCGCAGCGTTCCGCTGCCGTTGAGGTGTGACTTCGGTCGCTCAAAGAAGAATGAGAGGCTCACGCCGACCGGTCCGTCAATGTTCGGTTGCCCGATACCACGACGAAACGCGAACGAGGTAAACTCCCGCCACTTCTTTAGATTGACATTGTCGCTGGTAACGACAACTTTCCCGCCACGATTAAAGGCACGCGCCGATCCTTGCGGAACGGGAATGCCATAGATATAGGTGCGCCCGATCATAAGCGCGCGTCCACTTCTGCCAACCGTACGCCAATCCACTCGGCGACGTTGGAGACTACTCCGTTGCCGCACACCTTGTAGCGGTTGGAGTCCATGCCCTCTGGGTTGAGCTCGTCATTCGCCTGGCTGAACGATCCAACCACTGCGTGCGTGGTGCGGATGTCCGTGGTGTCAAAGGTGTTGAGCGTATTCGCTACACCGTCGTCTACCCACGTCTCTGGCGAACCGGGCGTACTGACCCGTGAGGACTTCCGATACGCAGCAGCAATAAAGGTCTGCGCGTGGTGGCTCTGTGGGCTCGGCCAGACTGCGTTGAGCGACAACGCCGTATCAATCGGTGTTGCCGAGAAGTTGCCAGCCTTGGCATCCTCACGAATGCTGTAGGCGTGCTGCTCTACTTCTTCTTTGCTCGGGACCGCTGCGCCCATTGCCCTAGCGCTGGAATTGTCCAGCCCTCCGGCCAACCCATCAGACGCTCGCACTCCATCGGCGAGAGTCTTCGGACTGATAACGAGCTTATTCCCTTGGGCATCGTTGTCGTCTGCTCCGAATCCTCCACCGAGTCCGCCTCGGGTGAGGGCTGTGGTGACAACGAGCTGTCCGTCTTCAACGGTGCTGGTTGGTCCCTTGTGGTATCTGGCGAGGAGTGCGCCAGCGACGTGAGGGCGTTCATCAGAGGCGCCGGAAGAATCCTGCCACGACGTCCTGCGCGAGATAGAATGCCCGCAGCCGCCTTCGCACTCAAATAGAACCTCTGCGGAGCGGTCACTTCCAAGACTCGCGACAAGGAATACTCGACGGCGTCGTTGGGGGACTCCGAAGTAGCGCGCATCCAAAGTTCGCCACGATACGCCATACCCGAGTTCGTCCATTTCACGGAGAAGTCTGGCGAGGTCTCGTCCGTTATTGGACGAGAGGAGCCCAGGGACGTTTTCAAGCACGAGCCACCGAGGGCGGAATCGTTCCACAAGGTTAAGGAAGGTGAAGGCGAGGACTGATCGTTCTCCATCGGTGAATCCTTTCCGCTTTCCAGCGACTGAGAGGTCTTGGCAGGGGAATCCTCCTGACCAGATGTCTGCGTTTCTCCAATCCACACTGCTGGTGGTCCCGCCTTCACTGTCAGCGGGTCCGCCACGTCGTTGAAGTGGGTCGGCTGATTGCTGAACCACGCCGGAAAGCTCATGATTTGCAAGTGCGACGATGTCCCCGAGTTGTGGGACTCCGGTGAATCGGCTGGCAAGGACGGATCTGGCGAAGGGGTCAATTTCGCTGACGCTGACTGTTTTGATTCCTGCTCGTTCAAATCCAAGATCAAGCCCTCCAACTCCGCTAAAGAATGATGCGTGGGTCAATGTTTTGGTCATCGGCTCTTCGCTCCCTTTTCTGGGCGATAGTCCGATGCCTCAACCCGCACGATTCGGCAGGTTTCCTGAAGCCGGCTCACCGCTGCCCCATATCCTAGATCATCTAGTTCGTCTAGTGTGCGGTTGCTTGTTACGACAGTCGGCAGAAGGTTCTGGTATCGGCTTTCAATGAGGACATACAGTCGCTCGGTTGCCCAGTCGGTCGCCTTCTCCTTGCCAAAGTCGTCAAGGATCACGACGGATGCAGTACCAAGGCAGTACTCATAGAGGTCTTGCGCCTTGGATTCCGTCCACTTCATGCCCTGACGGAGTTCGTCAAGCAAGATAGGGGCATTGATGAAGCGATATTTGCGCTCCTCAAGGGAATTCGGGTCAAGATAGACGTCAGAGTTGGCGTCATGCTGGCGAATGGTGGCAAATTTGCGTGCGCGCTCGCGAAGAGCGGCCACAGCAAGGTGTGTTTTGCCCGTTCCTGGCTCGCCAAGCAGCATAAATCCACGATCTTTGAGGTTTTCTAGGGCTGCCCACTCTTTTGCAACCTCAACCGCCTTGTCCGTCTTTGGTCGAGCAGTGAAATTCTCAAATGTGTGCGTGAAATATCGCGCTGGCACCCCAGCACGGGTCAAAATCTTGTCTTCGTACTGCTTTGTGCTCTCAGGACTCAACATAATCGTCACGACTAAACCCTTTCTCGCGCTTTGGGGCGCTGTTCCATTGCTTTTGCCTAGAAACACTCATCCGAGTGAGATAGGACACCTGATCTCCCTTCGGTTCCTTTAGCGCAACGAAGCAAATTGCTCCAAGTAGCGCCTCAAGCCCCCCAGGGAACTCTTTATAGAGCTTTGCGATCCTTCCGTACTGCGATTTATCTAGTGGTCTGCCAGAAACCGCTGACATAAAGTCACCGACGCGACCCTGAGGGTTCTTACCAGTGACAATGTACTCAAGCCATTGAGGAAGCGTCTTACCGCCTACCCCTTGGACTCCTTCTGGTCGCGCAGTCCCGGAACTAGCACTTTCAGAATCTTGCGCTCTGGTAGTTGCTGCGGATGACTCTCCCATTTATCACAAATCTCCTTATACTCACACGTCGCGTGCGCCCACGACGAAGGATTAGGGTATACGCCCTTCTCCTGCGCGTCAAGGAACGCCCTTGCCGTGATGTAGAGCTTATCAATCTCATTCTGTCCACGGTGTGTCACACGCCGATCAACAACTGGAGCCTTAGCGTTCTTGCTGATGATATTGAACGTGATCTCTGGGTTGTGCCCATAGTTCTCGCGAACAGCGAGAGCATATGCCGTTGCCTGCACATCGCCATGCTCACGACCTTCCTCCCAACGACGCGAAGCAGTCTTGTGCTCCACGACGTCATGATTCTTGGTGATCATGTCAACCTGCGCCTTGAGTTTGATTGGCAACTTACCAAGTCGGCTGTGACTGATCTCAGCAAACATCGTGTGCTCCACGAACTTTGCCTCCCAGTCATCACCAATGGTGATGGCTTCCCGAAGCATCTCCTGCCCCATTGCCTGCTGCCCAATTGGATCGGCATCCTTCTCGGACATCCAATCTACCTTGGCAGACTCAATGGAGTAGGTGCGCTTGTACGCCTCGTACGCTTTGCCAAGATCACCAGCCCTCTTCCCGCCGCCAATCGGCTCATACCAGTTTTGCAATCCGGCATGCACCGAAGTACCGAGGGCGAAGAATGGCGTCGTCTTATCGGTCCAGAGACCAAGACGATACTTGTACCACCAGCGCAGCGGGCAGGAGAGGAACTCCCGCAGTTCGCTTACGCTGACGTGCTCTGGGTGGCGTTCTGGGTAGCGAATCAGTTCGCTCACGCGAACTTGGCTCGCTTGTTCTTCCAAGCGCTCTGAAGGGCGCCGCGCTCGTTGTCGCTCAGCGTCAAGTTGGCGATCTCGCCACCGATGCGCTGAAGTTCAGCAGCGTCGCCTGCCCCGTCAATGGCATCAAGCCAGCCAAGAACAACAGGGCTGTCCTTCTGCTCTGGCTCGTCAAAGAGTTGCTTGGCTGCAGCAACGACTGGATCAGCCTTTGGTGCGGAACCGCCCTTGGCTCGGATCTCGTCGCCCGATGCGATCTTCTTTGAGGGAAGACCGGCCATCACAAGTGCTCGACCTGCAGCGCTCGTCTCTGTGTTCTCAAGTTCTGAGCCACGAGTATATGGCGTGCTGCCGGGAATGTTCATGGACGAATGCCCGATGCCTGCTGGCTTCTCGTCTGGCGTCTCGCCACGGAATGCCTGAGCCTTGACAACCACAAGCTTGTCGGAGATTGAGATAATCTCAGTCTCAATACGTGCGTTTGGATACGCCTCATACCATGCTCGGATTCGGTCTGCGACTTCCACGTAGTCTGCAGCAAATGCCTTGCGCTTCTCCGGCGCTGGTGAGTTTCCATAAGCCATTTCTTACTCCCTACCTTTCTTTAACACTGCGCTCTCGCGCAGATAATCACCGAACAGCGATTCCACAGATACCCCGAAGAACTCGCTGATCTTTTCCATCATAGGTCCACTCATCGGTACTTGTCCATACCTCATATCATCAAGATATTTTGGATGGCAGCCCAAGTACTTGGCGATGGCTTCCCACTTAATACCACTGTCGTCCATAATCTGCCAAACGGGCGCAGTGGCTGCCCGTTGCATCCGACGCCACTCTCTCCGAGCGTCTCCGTTGAGTCTAGACACCTTCTAGGGTAGCGTCAAGCGGCTCTAGGAGCCACTCCTCACAGGCAAGGCTGATTCCCCTGTCTACGGCGTGACGCTCTTCCTCGCTGAGGTTTTCACCCAACTGGGCAATACTTGCCTCAAGCAGTTCGTGCGCCTGCTCAACGATAGAGAGCAATGCGCCCTCTTTCTCAAGCTTCGTAGCCTTCAGTAGGAACTCCTTATCACCTGCTGAATGCAAAGCAGCAATAAAGCAACTCTGCCCACGCAGTTCCAAGTCAATCTCTCGCTTCTCAGTCATTCTTACCCTTTCCGAGGATCTGGTATACCCGTTGGCGGCTGATTCCGAGCTTCCTCGCAATGTCCACCATCGTCATCCCAGATGCCTTCAGTGCCGTAATCTCGCTTGCCCGAATGGTTAGTGACTTCTTTGCGCTAGTTGAGCGGTGCTTATGATTGCACCACCAGCAACGGGCAGCATCATCTGATGCTAGTTCTTTCCCGCACATAACGCAAGCTGCCATTTCCCCTCCTTCTAGGTTTACCAGGTAATCCTACACCCCTCCCATTGTCATGTCAATAGAAGGCAGGTCTTACGGGTAAAACTTCTCCAAATATGAGTTAAGTTCTGCTCTCCAGCGCTTTGAGGACTCGGTTTTTACCCTGTGGTGAAGCCCACAAAGCAGCACAGTATTCTCTGGGGTTGATGGCCCACGCTTGCCAAGTCCAGCGGAGTTGACGTGGTCAACCTCAAGCCCGAAGACTCTAGATGGGCCGAACTGGGTGCCGCATTCCCCCGGCATCCCGACCTTGACCCCCACGCAGCCTCCGTCACGAATGCGCAGAAGAGCAACAAGGTCAGGTGTTACTGGGTCGGCGTGTCCAGGCGTCCTTCGGATGTATGAACGCTTCATTGAGCACCCCCATCAACTTTGTGCGGTCAGCCTATTTCTGCTGCTCTCCCGCTGTGATACAACTCGTCAATCATTTCAATGTCAGCAGCCAGACTGAATAGTTTATCAGAAACCGCGTCTAGGGCAATTTCCTCTTCCTCGGTGAGTTCTAGTTTGCTACTGATTCTTCCGAGCGAAGCCGCGACGAACCTTAGATCCCTTTTTGTTGCGCTGAGAATCGCTGGCACTATCTGCTTCCGCTTCACTACCTCGGACATCAGAGGGCTTTACCTTGTGTTCCGTTTTCAAGACTCTGCATGGAATGCAAAAGCATGGCTGCTGGTGATAAAGCTTTTCGCTCAACCCTTGCGCTCGCGTGCTTCCACTTGGCGCATGACTTTATTAGACCAAGACATTCCTGCGTCTCCACCCCAGAGAGCCCACGCAATTCTTCCAGCGGATGGGAAACCAGACTGACCCGGCTTGAATCCCTCGCCCTGCTTGTCTACCTCATGCCGAGCAAGGAACGCGCGCATCTTGCGGACACGAGCAATAGTCATTGTGTTGCTAATCAGCATGTGGGCGGTGTGTTGACCAGGTCCGATACCGCCTCGCCCAAACTCCTTGCGCCAATCAAGTCCGCGTTGAGCCTCAGCCTTAACCGATGCAGGAACACTAAGGCTGATTCCAGAGTAATCAAACGCCTTGTATGAAGCCGATACCTCTTCTGGGCCATGAACATGGGGCACGCCAAGTGACTTATAGGCAGCCCGTACATCCGCATCATTTTCAATTGCCTCAACGACACGACCATTTTCCTTGAGGATCTTGGTCATCTTGTACTTCTTAAATTGTAGTCCGGCTCCGACTGGGAAGTCGCTAAGGTGCAAAGCATCATGAGGGATGTCATTTTCCTCTAGCCATTGCCGAGTTTCTTCAAGGCGCTTAATTGAACGGGCACTTACAATAAAAATCCGATGAGTATCAGACTTTTGCTGGAGGTATCCAGCAACAGCCTCATTTACCTGGTCGCTACCGTCATGGATTGTGAGCGTACCGTCAATGTCGCAGACAATGATTGGGTCCCCCTCAGCCTTTGTCTCATCGGCTGGGATCTGGCTCGGCTCTGTGGTAGCACCCGGTTGTGGTGTCATATCCTCACCTCCTGGAATTGGTGCAGGCGATGACCCATCTGGGGTTGGGGGAGTATTGGGGGTGTCCTTGGGCTCTGCAAAAACAACCGAATCCAAATATTCTTGATAGCGATCTGATGGGACGTAACCCTTTGGAGTTTGGAACATAATTTGATCGCCAATCTCACCAATGCCGTCCTGACCGCGCTCGCGCAAGGCGTCGTTGATGCGCAGCCAAGGAAGACCGCCAAGTGCCATCTTGTTGTATTCGGCAATAGCCTGTTGATTTGTTCGCCCAACTTCGGTGAACACAAATCGGAGATCCTCGTCGTATCGAGCAACAATTTCGCGGGTTAGGTATTCGGCAACAAGGTCGCAGAGTGGAACAACGCCGTTATCCCATGTAAAGGCCGCACCGGTCTCGGAAGTGCTCTTGTTGATGTCAAACGAGATGCCAATGTCTTGCGGCTGGACGGCAAAGACGGCGCAGATCTTTCGGGCAAGGTAGACCTGCCATTCCATGAACTGCATATCTCGGTTTGAGGAAGCAAGAGGGAGCCACTGCATACCCTTGCCACCGCCCGTAATTGCCATTTGGCTCTTGCCTGCAACTTCAGCTTCCCAATAAGCCTTAAATGAGTCAACTTGATCTGGACGCACGCCCTCACCAAGGTGCAAAACACCTGGAGGGGTAGCCTGCTGAACCGCCTTTGCGTTATATGCGGCTGCATTAAGGTCTGCTTCAATCGTTTCCGAAAGAACCTCAAGCGGGGATAGACCAATCGGGCTATACGTAACTGGGTTAGCAATGATAACAATCAATTCATCATTGTAATACTCGGCTGTTTGCTTTCCAGCGCTGTCAAGTTCGTAATATCGCACCTGCTTCAGATCGCGACCGTCCCATGTGGTGTCAAATGCAATGCGCGCAGCATCTTTATTCCAGAGATACGCAATCGGGTTGACGCTGCTCAGCCTTGCGCCAGCAGTCTTCTCTACTTCAATTGCACCTTGGTCAAGGACCAGAATGTCCTCAATGACTGGCTCAATGAACGAACGCCAAGACTCACCCTTTGGATTCGGGCTACGCAGAAGCGCCTTAATGCGCTCTACCGTCTTTGGGTTAGCGACCATTCCCGCATCTACCGTGGTGATGTCCCACTTAGCGCGGCTTACCTGAGTGCGGCGAAGGTTGATAGCAGCACGAATCCATGGGTTGTTTCGCGACCAGCGGCGGAGCTGTTCGGTGCTCATCTTTGTAATAGCCTGCATGCCAAATGCGCCACGAGCGTATGGAGCCATTTCTGGCATCAATGCAGGAAGAGCCTTGGTTGTATCAGATCCATTATTGGCAGATCCCCCGCCAAATACCCTCTGAAATAGTGATCGCTGCTCAGCCATTGCTACCTCATGCTCCTTTGCTGTCGGCGGATTGCGTCTGTCCAAATGCTTTCAAGTGCATCAGTATTAACGAAATCGCGCATTTCCGCAAGACTGCAATCTACTACGCGAATTCCGTTAATGTAGTTAACTGTTCTCCTGTTAAGCGCCTTTGCCCAGTAAACTGGGACTACGAAGGTCCCATCTGAAAACTGAACCTCAAGAGTTGAGTCAACGCTCGGTGTCGTCATTGTCTTCTTCAAGGTCATCAAACTCGCTCAATGAGGCGGCTACGATCTCATTGTGGACCTGATGAATCAAACTGTCAATATCAGTGTCTCCTGCCTCGGAATCGTCCCCCTTGAGCATGGCGTCTACCCGCACGTTGATCTTATGGCGCTGCGGCACGCTTTGGCGCATCTTGTGAAGGTTGGTATAACAGAAATCGCAGACCGAGTAGCGCTTCTGCCCTCGCGCTCGTGGAACCATTGGCTCCGGAACCAGGTCTGTAACCTCATGTTCTCGACCAGCAAGGATGCCGCAGAGTGCGCATCGGATGTGTGACCGCCTTGCTTTTTGGTAAGAATCAATTACTGGCTGGATTTGTCGCTGAAGTCGGAGGAGTGCCCGGGCCAACTCCTTGAGCTGGTCGCCAGTGTAATTAATCTCGTCACAAAGTACGCATTTAGCCATGGGTGTGAGTATAGCACCCTTTTGAAGGCTATGCCAAAATAGGTTAAGATTTCTTAGCCAAAAATTAATCGCAGAACAACAAACCTGTAACAATGGTGTATAGTGTCTTGCTATGGGGTCCGAAACCCCTCCGAAATGACGCAATAAGTCATAGAAATGCCACCTATTGACGGTCATAAACTTGTAGGCGTACATTAGTAAACCAATCAAGCAATGGAGGCTTCGTGGACTTTAAGCTCTACACCAATGCCCTGAAGGCATACACCGCAGACAATGGTGACCTTCACGTTCGGGGCACAACCTCATCCACCATCGTAGATATGCACGGCGACGAGATGACCCTTGCGGCCCTCAAGTCTATGGAAGAGACCGCCAAGCAGAACATGACCGTCTTCCTTAACCACAACTACAATGTTCCTGACGACCTTTTTGGCTCAGTAACGGACGCGCGTATTGTTAAGCGATACGATCAGGAGTTGGGCACCGAGGTCTATGACCTTGATATTGATGTCCGAGTTGTTGGCGAAGACGAAAACCCACTTGCCATGAAGACCTACCGTGCTATTAAGCGCGGCGTAAAGCTTGGTCTCTCCATTGGCGCCCGAGTTGAGAAGGTTGCCAAGCGCAAGGCCAACGACGGCAAGGAGACCTACGTCATTGACAGCGTCCGGCTCCTTGAGTCGTCCGTAGTTGGTATCCCGGCAAATCAGCGTTCATACTTACAGAGCGCCCTAAAGAGCCTCCGCTCGCCAGGCGTTGGGGAAAGCCTTGAGAAGGCTGCCGCCGATGGCATTAAAGAAGGAGACTTTGTTTCTTGGGATTCTAGCGGCGGTGCCGCCCGTGGTCGAGTTGAGCATGTGATGCGTGAGGGCACCCTTGGCATTCCTGATTCTGACTTCAAGATCAATGCAACGCCAGAAGACCCAGCAGCCTTGATCCGAATTTGGAGCAAGAGCGGCGATGGCTGGGCTGAAACCGACAAGTTGGTTGGGCATAAGTTCTCAACCCTGCGCAAGATTGAATCGCTTAAGGCGTTTGGCGATCTTGTTGTTAAGGCCGTGGAGCTAGAGGGTCAGCCAGCACCAGAGCGCGCTGCGTTGATTGAATCGCTTCAGGATCTGCTTGCGGACAGCACCGCCTTTTATCTCAAGGCCCATGGGGCGCACTGGAACGTGGTCGGTGAGGATTTCACCGAGTATCACGTTCTATTTGAAGAGATCTATAAGGACGTTCAGGAGGCAATTGATCCAACTGCGGAACTGCTTCGCAAACTGAATGCCCCAACGCTTGCAGACATTACCGAAATTGCCGCCCGCGCCAAGGGCGAGCCAGTTGCTGACGACAATGACCCAGAGAGTCTTGCCGAGGCAGTTTATGCTGCCAACGAAACCGTGCTTGACTGCATCATTCGTGCTATCAATGAGGCTGCCAAACTGAACCAGCAGGGAGTTTTGAACTTCCTAGCCGAGCGTCAGGATATGCACCAGAAGTGGTCATGGCAGCTCCGAGCCTCGCTGGCACCCGAGGAAACTGAGCCGGAACCGGCTGAGACCCCAGAGGCGCCTGGCGACATGCCAGAGGTTGAGGATTCATTGAAGGCTGCATCCAAGATTGAGATGGGAAACTATGTTTCTTGGAAGCAGGTAGAAGGCGCCGATGGCGTAGGCGAGGTTGAGCAGGTTGTTAAGGATGGCAAAGTCACGGTTCCGCCTAAGGGCGATACTGTGGCATCTAAGCCAAACGACCCTGCGGTACTTGTCCGTGTCTGGAATCCAGAGAACGGTGGGTACAAGCCAAGCAACGAATTCATGGGCTTCAATGCGTCCCAGTTGACGATTGTGCCCGATTTGGGTAAGGGCGGTAAGAAGCCCGATGCCACAACTGTACCGGGCTTGGAAATTACCAACCCGCAAGAGGAGAAAAAGTCCATGGAAGATCTAGAGCAGAAGAAGACTCGTGTGACCGTTACGGTCAGCACGGAAGGCGACGGCGCTGCTGTCGCCACTCAGCCTGCCCCTGCGGCGGAGCCTGAGGATACGGAGGAGGTCGCCCCAGAGGCGGTCACCGCCTCCGCCGAGAATGATTGCGACTGCGCCGAAGGCGCTTGCGCTTGCGAGGGTGAGATTGTGGAGAAGGCTTTTGAGTCTGCTCCGTCTGCCACCCCAGCACCAGCGCCTGCCCCAGAGCCAGAGCCAGCACCTGTTGTTGACCCGAAGCCTGCCGACGCCCCCAAGGCGTCAGAAGGCGAAGAGAACAAGAGCCCACGCTACAAGAGTGGCGTGAGCGATCAGGTTCTCTCCGGAATCAACGGCATTCTTGCAGACCTTACCGACGAGGACCGCGATGCGGTTCTCTCCGGTCTTGGCGTCCAGAAGGATGGCGAGCCAGAGGTTGCCCCAATTTCTGATTCCACTGCGGCTGTTGAAGTCGCTGAGGATGTTGCCCCTGCTGCGGAAGAGGTTGCCGTTGAGGTAGCCCCTGCCGAAGTTGAGGCAGTTCCAGCCGAAGGCGAAAGCACCACCTCTCTGGAGGAGGTAGCCGCTATTGCCAAGTCGGCACTCGATGCAGCCATCGCTGCGCAACAGGAGGTCGTTTCCTTCAAGAAGGAACTGACCGAACTGGCTGCGGACAAGGCCAAGGTCGAGGAGAACTTGCTAAGGCTTTGGATGTTGTTGGTCGTATGATCAACGTTCCAATGGGCCGAAAGCATGTGGCTGTAGAAACCACTAAGTCCACGAACGGTGAGAAGGCCCCATGGCTTGACCCGTTTATCGCGCGTCTTCTTGACGCACAGGAGTAAAAAATTATGAGCGACGCACTTCGCGAGAAGCTGCAGGACGTTCACAAGGGACTTGAGTCCCTGAACGACACCGCAATCGTCAGCCGTGAGGGTGGCGATAATCTGGACGTTGCCGAAGCCTATGCTGTTCAGCGCGAACTTCGCAAGAAGTTTGGCAAGATGAACACGTCGGAACTCGGTGAGGCCCTTGACATTCAGGCCGGTCGCGAGACGGGGAAGCAGGCTTCGGCTGATATCCTCAATCGCCTTGCGGCAGCCAATCCGAACATCACCAAGTTGCTGGACGCCAGCGGTGGTGCGGCTCTTATCCGTCAGGACCTTGAGCCAATCCTTTATTCGCTGTTTGTAAAGCGCTTCCCAATGTTTGAGCGCATTCGCAAGGAGCCGGCAAACGGTCTTGTGCACGCGTTCAACCAGCAGACCGCTTACGGTGACGCAGTCTTCCAGACGGAGACCGGTACCGTAACCGATGACGCCGCGACCTACGCTCGCCAGACGACTAACGTCGCTGTGCTTGCGACCCGCCGTGGTATCACGCTGAAGAGCCAGTTCGCCCTTACGCAGGGTGGCTCGCCTTTCAACGGTCTTTCTTCGGAGCTTGCCTCTGGCGTAACCGCCATTGCGCACAAGCTTCAGAAGACTCTTTTCCAGGGTAACGCCACAGTCACCTCGGGTGCAGGCGCGACCACCGAGCTCGGCGCGTATGACGCGAACGGGTTTGACGGTCTCCGCAAGCTCTTGGGCTCGGCTGCAGCACAGGGCATTATCGCGACGAAGGGAACTGCTTCCTATCTCGCCACGATTAACAGCGCTGTTGGCTCAATCCTTGACAACGGTGGTAACCCATCGGCAATTGTTTGCTCGCCAACGGACTACGCTGGTCTTGTAAACGAGCTGACGAACCTTGTCCGCTACAACGCACCAGCGCAGACCGATCAGGCTGCAGGCGCGACGTTCGGCCAGGTTGTTACCGCTGCTGGAGCGCTCCCAATCCTTGCGGTTGCGGGCGATTCCATCGGCTCGTACACGGTAACGTCGCCAACGACGGCGAACTACCGCGATATGTACGTCATTGATGAGGATGCGTGGAGCATGCCGTACCTCGGTGCGGATAGCATCACGACCCTTGAGATCCCAGTCGGGGTCAATGGTGCCCTTTCGCGACTCTACATTATGTATGTAATGTTTGGTCTCTCAAACAAGGCGCCACAGTTCAACGCGAAGATCCGCGTAACCGTCTAATCTCCGCTAGGAGCCTAGATGAGCAGAGGGCTGGCAGAAATGCCAGCCCTCTGCTATTTTATAAACATGGACGATAACCGACTTTACCAAGCAGCCAAAAAGATTGCTCAAATGGCGGCAAGAGAATATGACCCGATGCAACGCATTGAGGTCCGTGGACCTTTTGAGGGTCTTATCTCATTCCCAGATGGTCAGTATTACAATTTCTCCAATGGGAAGGCAATGATCCACAGAAAAAACCTATCGCAAGCCATCAATATGGGCTGCCGAAGGGTTGTTAAGAAGCGATATCCTCAGGGCTAAGCTTACTAGCCAGCGGCTGAAGTGCCCCAGCGTCAAAAGTAAAATGGGTTGTCCCATAGTGTCGGGTAACCGCATCAACCTTTAGCCAGATATCACCACCAGTGCTAAGCCAATCGTTACAGAACGTAAAGTCCTCACCGATAAAGAACTTTTTATCGTCAAGGGTATAACGGAAATATTCAAATGATTCAGTTGGTGGCTTAGCCTTGGCTTCTTCCCCAACCCCATCTGGCTCAAGATAGGAGCGCCCAGGGAATGCTTCTTGGAATTTTTCAAATACTGATCGGTGCAAAATTACGCATCCAGTACCAACCTTTGTCGCCTTAACAAGGTTTAGTGCCTTAGCATCTTCATCAAGTCCGTCATTCATACCAACCTCAACAACAAAGTTTGGGGCACAAAAATATGATGTAAGAGATTCTGCAGGTGCCTCCGGTCCTGCGGCGATAGTGAACTGCTGAAGCCGGCTAACATCCATTGCTCGCTTTGAGCATGGAATTCCAATAAATTGCTTCCCGCTAACAACAGCGCCAATGACGTCTTTTGCGTCAACTTCAATATCCCCATCAAGCATTACAAGATAGTCGTATCCACTTGCCATAAACTGTGAAACAATTTTATTCCGAGCAAGGGGCAAGATTGAGTTTCCCCAAACTACTCGCCAACCAAATTTCATACCCCACTTGATGCAGGTGCGCTGAATATCAAGAACAGTCTTTACGTACCCCCAACTCATATTCCCATCCAAAGAAGGGGTTGAAACGTAGATTTTTGGCATTGGAACATCTGCAGCCGCTTCTTGCGCAAGCTGCTCTTCCCGATTCTGCCTAGACTTCTTGCTCATTTAAGCCTCCCTATATATTGCCTATGCCCCTAGATTAGCAGATCGTCTGGCCGTAGACGAAAGGCTTACTTTTGACGACAATCTAGGTATGATTCGTTTGACTATCCCTGTTTCAGATATCGCCACGCAGATCCTATCTTACAACAAAATTGAGATCGGCAGGGCGAACACCAAGGCAGATGCCGATGCCCGCACTGGGACATGGGCAAATATTGGTCAGGTTATTACCCTTGTACCAAACGTCAGCGCTTATACCTACGACGACGACGGCGCGGCAGATGGGCAGTTCCACACCTACCGACTCATTAACAGTTCAACAAGCGCTGCGGGGTCGTATACGACGGTTGTTGGGCGCTCACTTGGGTACCTCACTGCCGAGGAGTTCCGCTCCTATCAAATGGGCGACCTTAGCGACCCATCGGGCAACCCGCTGACCGACGCCACTATTGACTCGTTCATTGGAATTGCCTCTAGGCTGGTTGACTCATACGTTGGCTATTCTTTTGCCCTAAAGCAGACTACTGAGCGCCATAACTGGTCGCAGAAGACTCGTCGTGTCTACCCGCGCCAAAAGCCAATTGTCTCGGTCAGCACTTTCCGGGTGTATGTCAGCAATCAGCAGAATGCAGCGTTTACCGTCAATGACGTATTTGTTAACTCCGACCGTGGATACGTTGAGGTCACAAGCCTTGCAACGGTCACGTATTCCCTCTTCCCGGCAATTGTAGCCCTTGGGCTGATTGAGCCAGTTGCAGAGATTGTTTACACGCACGGGTATCAGTACATCCCAAGTGATGTTAAAGATGCAATTGCGCTTATCACCGTTGATCTCATCGCCAAGGATAGCCTTGCAAAGCAAGGTATGAATGGCTTGACCAGACTTCGCGTCGGAGATATGGAAATGCAGGGAACAATGCCCGCAAAGGGCGGCGCTCTGCCCGGAGCCATCCCAAATGCTGCGCTTACAATGTTGGATAACTATCGTTTCCTTGCGGTGCGATAATGGCCTTGCCGGGATTCAGGACCTCGGTTCAACTTATTCGGGTAGGTCAAACTGGTCACGCTGCTGACGGCACCCCAACGATCTCCACAACCACTGTTTGGACTAAGTTGGGACATTATCAGCAACAGCAAGGCACGTTCAATGGCGCAGACACTGGGTATTCAGAGTACGAAGTCTACCGGTTCTGGTTGCCATTCCTAACGGGAGATGACCGACCCGTCCAGACCGATATCCTTCGGGCTGACGGCTATGACTTTACCTTTATCGGCATTGCGCAGGAAACGCTTAACCACCATGTCATTGTGAAGGCGCAGCGAGTAGAGCGATAATGGCACGCGCCACAATCGGCTCTAGGGGTGCCATTTCTGGTCTTGAGGGAATGGTTCGCGAGCTGCAGAATCTTAGCAAAGCCTTGCGCAGCGATGCCTCTCTGGGCGCAATTGAAAGAATGCAAGATATTGCCTTTGAGAAACTTGAGGAAGCAGTATACGGGGTGCAGTACGGAACCAGCCTTGCTGAGATTTTTCATCGCACTCGACCAAAGGGAAGCATGGCGGAGAACGCTGGTACGCCAGTTAAAACTGGTCGCCTACAAAAAGCATTAGTATCAGAAAGTGCTCCGTATAGCATCTTTGAGCGCAATCGGGGTCGGAGAGGTCACTTTAGCGTTACCTACGGTGCTGATCCGCAAGACCCATCCCAAGGAGGAGAACGTTATTTCCCCCGCGTTGAAGCAAGATACGGGTTTTTTGCAGAGGGTATAGATGAATTTGACCGAACGGAGACAATGAAAAACCTGAGCGCTGATCTCGCTCAGGTCTTCACTAAAGAGGTCCGAAATCGCCTAGCGCGACAGATCAGGTCGGGTCGCTAGTCGCAGTTAATAACCTTTAGGTCGTCCCAGCCGTCCGCCCCAACCGTGAGGGTGAGGAGACCGCCTGGTGACTCAATCCCAGTCATCTCAGTAAACCACTGAGATCCACCATCAAGCGAGGGCGCCTGAATGTGCGTCCTGTGCCCGTGTGTGGCGACCTGCAACGAGTGGAAGTGCCCTGTAAGCAGTAGCGTGGCGTCCCCGGTTGGGCGCTCACCAAATGCCTGACCCTTCCACCAGTTTGCGATTTTGGCAATTGGACCAGCGCCGCCTGATCGTGCCTGATGCCCGTGCGCTAGGCCGATGATGGTGCCGTGCACATCAATCGTGATGGTCAGGTCATTGTCTGGCATCACAAAAGATACGTGTCCGTATGCCTCTGGGTTTGCGGCAAGGATCTCAGCAACCTGCTCAAATACAGCCACGTCATCGTTATCCCCGAAGGTGGTGTATGCCTTGCCGTTCTTTCGGTTCTCGCCGTGGTTGCCGGGAATGGCAGCGACGATGACCTTAGGGGCAAGTTTTGACCAGCGCTCTAATGCCCTCACAAGCAATCGGCGCATGACCTTTACCTGCTCCCTGCGATCTAGGTCAACTTGGAATCCCTGCATGGCATAGTGCCCGTCAGTGCTTTCCACAAGGTCACCAAGCCCAGTCACAACGACTCGGTCAAATGAACGCCCAGACTTTGCGAGCTCCTTGAAGCGCTGCTCAACGAGCCCGATGCCACGGACAAATCGGTCAACAACGCCTGCCGAACCGCCGCCCTCACCCTTGCCCATCTGTGTGTCTGAGATGGCGATAACGAACGCCCGGTCGCCGCCAGAAGTGACGGTGATTGGCTTGTGCTTTTTGATCTCGGCAATCAGGGCATTGACGTCAGTGTCGGGACGATTCTGCCGGGTGCGGATCGTTGCTCGATAGTAGTAGAAGCGCTGGGTGTTTCCGTCGCCGATGTTGGCATCCCACGTTCGGAACTGGATAGTGTCATCCGAGATCTCAAACTCCTCTGGGTCAAATCCCCACTCAAGGAGGAGGGAGTCCCAGTCTGGGCGTGGACCATTCTGCTTGACGGTGATATCACCACTTCTGCTGTTCTGATCCCAGCGTACGCCCGGCTCCCAGCCCTCTGGGTGATCCTTCTTTGGTCGTCGTGCGTTTTCTTTGGCAGACTGAACTGCCCTAAGCTTTTCTAGCTCACTCATCGCTGTTCACACGAGCACAAGCCGCGTCGGTGACGGTTAACCGTCCACGAGTTAACCTTATGACCCTTTGAGGTCAGCCACGTAGCAATAGTGACCGAGTCAATAGTCTCTTCGGCAAATGCCTCAGAGAGGGCTGACAGCGCCTCTTTGTCCAGATTGCGCTTGAGCGCCTGAACGCTGCAGGAGGCTCCGTGGTGCTTTTTCTCCTGCAGTTGGCGAATCTCGCCTAGCAGGTTGTTGCTTGCCGACATAATCTCCCCTTCCCCCGTCAATAGTATGACGGACTATATTCCTCACAGGGGAGATCATACCACGGCAATAAGATAAAACAAGCCCGCGCACACAACTTGTGTGGAGGAGTTTTAGGGAATGAACCTCAGGACAATGGCAAGGACGCCAAGCCCAACAGCAATAGCAACAGTTGCGTCTGGAAGCAACCATCGGATGGCGCTTTTTGCCTGCTGCTCGGTTGCTTCTTTGGCGTTCATATCGGAGGCAATCTTCTGCACAACTTCATGAATGGTATTGACCTTTTCGTCAATATTGCTAACCCTTCGTGAGAGGTCATCCATACGAGCGTCCATGTGTCCCCTCCAATAGGCTAGGGCGACAACCTCCTCCTGGGAGGTGGCAAGGTCGTCAGGGATTTGTGATTTCGCCATAAAACGGATTGTTACGCAAATTGCGGCTATTGTCTATGTAACAAACATCTGCGTAGAACCAAAGAGGGTTGATGATTTAGCGCAACAGTCGTAAAGTTGCAGCATGGTTGGTGTGTATGAGGCTCTCTTTTCCGCGCTGAGCGGCGATAGCTCTCTCCAGGGGCTTCTGGCTGCTACGGCTACGGACAAGAAAGTCTATCCCATCGCCCACGTAGGGAAGTCAAATCTTCCCGCCGTGAGGGTTGCCGTCCTTAACGGCAGAAGCGATGTAGGTCTAGCGATTGATCGGATTACTGTGGATTTGCTTGTCTCCAGCAAGGTCAGCGCCACGGAACTTAATACGATCTCGGCGCGGATTGATACATTGCTAAATCGCAAACGTATCACTACGGGATCAACGGTCATGCATCTACTCCATAAGGTTTATGAAGCCGATGGGTACGATGATCAGACCCTTGAATTCCGACGGTTGATGCGGTTTTATATCATCAAGACATAAAGTAAGGAGCACGGAACATGCTTAGCCTTGGTTCTGGCGTACTGGAAGTCGCATACTGGGTGAGCGGCCGCGCGAAGGGAACGTCGGGTTATTTCGGCGTCACCGCAGGCGGCTACACCACTGTTTATACGATTGGTCAGATCGCTGGCGATGTCGAGTTTGACATCAATTTTCAGGAAAAGGAATTCTTCGGTCAGTACAACTACGCTATTGCAAAGGCCTTCTACGGTGGTAAGGTTGAGGCGCGAGCCCGACGTGTTGAGCTAAATGTCGCGAGCCTGAAGAACTTCTTCAACGCGAACAGCACAAACACCTTCCTCACAATCGGTCAGGGCGAGAGCGGGACTATGGTCTTTGATCCGGCAGTTGCCGGCGGAAGCGGTCAGGCAGCGACTTCTGGCGCGGGTCTCCCACGCCCTCTGTACGTTCGCTTTACCCATTCGCGTTCGGATGACTCAACCAAGACGGTCAAGATCCACCTTCCAAAGGCGTACACGGCTGCGCTAAACATTCCATTCACCCGCGAAGACATCATCGTTCAGGATGTTGACTTCATGGCTGTTGTGGATACGTCGCTCTTGACGCTGTCAAGCGGCGGAACGGTTGAGCCAAGCGTTGTCCTCATTGAGGCGTAATAGTAAAGCCTAGGGCTTTCCTAAACGGGTCGGGAGCTTCGGCTCTCGGCCCGTTAAAACACCCAGAAAATAAATAACGCCAACTGGCGTTTTTCTGTTGGTATACTTCATCCGTCCCCGTTGAGGGAAACCCCTTTATGCGGACTTAGTTCAAGTTGCGGCTACCCAATGGTATGTCGCCTAGTGGGAGAAAAATGGCAGATCTAGCAGAACTTAAGGCAAAGCGAGCACTCAACCTTAACGACCTAGCGGAGATTGAGGATCAGTTCGGGCCACTCGACAAGATTGACCTTGGACGATTCGGAGTTGTTCGGAAGATCCTTTGGCTTGTCATCCGCAAGGAAGAGCCAGCAATCACCGAGCTTCAGGTCGGCGAGCGTTTTAATGTGCAGACGATGCAGACAGAAGTAGACAAGGTGCTCCGAGCCAGCGGGCTTCTCGGGACTGATGAGGTCTCCGAGGGAAAAGCGGAAGCGGCTGGGGAAGTATAGATTGGGGTGGCCTGATGGCGTCCTATACGGACGCCTTCGGGTTCACGCCTGAGCAATTTCTCCAACTCACTCTCCCCCAGCTCAAGATGTTCGCAGAATATGCGGAAAAGCGTGATGCTGAGATGGAGAAGAAGAGCAAGTCGCCGCGATCAGGCAGTTCCAGCAGCACCTTTGCAAGCACAGGATCGTCGTTTGAGAGCCTTGTGCACCAATTCGGGTCACCAGAAGTAAAGGCGAAGTTGCTGAATAATGGCTGACGATCAAGTCACAAAAATCCAGCTTGAACTTGACGCAAGTGTTAAAAATCTTGCTCAACTTCAAGGCGCCGAAAAGCAGATTCTTGCGCTTCTTGCTGCTTACAAAAAACTCAATGAAGCGGCCTCCGCTGGCGCCAAGGCAGCATCCGCTAGGGTTGCTGCAGACAAGTCTGGTGGCGCCACAACTGGCCCCAACGCTGAGTCGTTCAAGGTCGCCCTAGCCGATGCTAAGGCAGGTCTTCAGCAACTTGAGGCAATGGCAAAAAAAGTCCCAGTTACCGCCTCTACTGAGGCATTGCATAAACAAGTTTCTGCGCTCAAGGAAAATATCACTGCCCTATCCGACCCAATGCGCGGGGCAGGAACAATTGGCAAGGTGCTTGGCGAGAGCGCTGTCGGAGCACAATCAAAAGTTGCAGGTCTAAGGGCTGGTCTAGAAAAACTCCAAGGTACACTTTCCGAAGGCGGAAAACCAGCAAAGACGGGGATGATTGAATCTGCGGCGCAGCAGGTTCGCTCTCTTGAAGAGAAAGTCGGTAAACTTTCTACCCCGAAAGCACAGGCAGAGGCGATTAGGCAGCAGGCCATTGATCGCGGAGAGGCGCCAGGAGTTGCTGCTGCAAGAACAGAGGCAACTCGCTCGGCAGCAGCGGCAGCAGAGGCTGCAAAAACTGAATCTGTTGCCAAAGCAGAAACTGCTAAGGCTTCTAAGGTTGTTTCCGAGGAAACAGGAAAGACGGCAAAAAGCGCAAAGGTTGTTGCCGAGCAGACAACCGCAACGACTAAGGCTGCCACAAAGATTGCAGCGCAGGCTGCCCCAGCAGAAAGTGCAGCAGCGCTTCAGGCGCGACTTGGTGGAGGTCTTCGCTCGCTGCTTAAGCAGGCGTCCTATGACCCAACGGGACCAGTCAATCGCCCAACGCGCCGGGAACTTGAGGGCGCATCTAACCTTCCAATTGCCAACAAACTTGCTGGGAAGAACCTTGGTGGCGGTGCTCAAGGTGGAGATGGCGGAGCAAGCAATGCCCTTCGCGCCCTAGCAGTATCTGCAGAGCGAGCCTCTTCTGCGCTCTCTCGACTAGCAAGCAGCACCGCAGGATCTGCTAAGTCAGCAGTCAGCGGCGCAACGTCCGCATCTGTAGGTGGCGGGGCATCGGCAGCGACGTCAAAGAGCGCTATCGTACAACTACAGCAGGAGGCTGCGGGCAATAGGGAGGCAGCAGCTGCCCTTCACAAGACCCTTCGCCAGCAGGAGGCGCTGTCTAACCCGCGCTATAAGCAAGCAGTGCAAGAGCGCGCCGCCGCACAGGTAACTTACTCACAATCAGTAAACTCTGTTGCTGCCGCTTCAAATAATGCGGGACGCTCTATCCAGGGCATGGCACGTCAACAAGATGCCATTATCGGTCAAGTAAAAAACGTTATTGGCATGGCTGCTGGCTATCAAGTCCTACAAGGAATTGCCTCTCAGCTTGGGCAGATTTTTGGACATCTGCAGGGGGGAATCATTGGATTCAACTCTATGCTTGAGCAAGCTGAGGTTGGATTCACCACACTGTTTAAGAATCAAGAGAAGCAACTTCTCGCAACTGGTGAGGGCCTAACAAAGCAACAGGTCCTTCTCGCTGATGTCGGTGGAAAAATTGACTATATCCGGATGGGATACAGCAGTGCGAACGAAGCCGCCACTGGCATGATTTCAACGATTCGTGACTTTGCAAACGTTACACCTTTCCGATTTGCTGAGCTCCAAGAATCTGCACTCCGAATGCGCGCGTTTGGATTTGAGTTGGACGAAGTTCTTAAAAAGAATAAGGAAACTGGCGAATTCACAGGAGGGATCGTAGCCGTAGGAAACGCCGTATCGGCGCTCGGCGGCGGCGCCGATTCTTTCCGTCGCATCACATATGCCTTGGGTCAGATGAAGCAGGCTGGTCGCGTATACCAAAACGACATGATGCAGCTCGCAAATGCTGGTATTGGCGGATATAAATATATTGCTGATCAGTTAAAGAGGGAAATTACCACAGACGGATCTGGTTCTCGTACTGCTGTTAAAAAGGGCTACGAGAAAATGTTTAATGAACTTGAGTCAAACGCCATTGAGGCGGTTCGCCGGCTGACGACAAATGGAAAAATTTCAGGAGAGGCAGCATCACGCGCTATTATCGCCGGACTTGAGCGAGACTTTGGCGGTGGAATGGAAGCCCAGGCAAAGACATTTGCCGGAGCATTTAGCACGGTTGCCGACACATCTCAATCCCTTGTGGCTGATGCGTTTAAGCCTCTTTATGACTCAATTAGAGATACAACGTACGCACTTGGAATGTTCTTGCAGAAAGATGACGTAAAAAAGCGAGCACAAGAATTTGGAAAAGTTATTTCTGGGGTTGTTGAAGCATTAAATAATATTGGAAACACGGTAAAGAATGTTGTTGTTGCAACATTTGGAGATTTCTCAAGGGCTCTTGATGCAGTCACCGATAGCAGCAAGACCCTTGGTCAAACCGGAACGGCTGTTTTTGGTGGATTCTTTAACGGGATTTACGCATTAACTAAACTCATGGAAAACGATCTTATTAGGCAAATGACCTTAACGATTGGTCTCGTAAAACTACTTTTTGCCTTCCAAGGATCAAACCCACTTCTTACCCAGATCATGCTCGTTGTCACTGCGGTTGGGATTCTTTCTGAGGCGTATAAGAGCAATTTCCTTGGGTTTGCAGATGCAGTCAACAATCTTGCAAGGCTATTTATGCCAATGGTCAAGGATATTCAAACGCAAATTATTCCAGTGTTGCTTGATCTTGGGCAAGTGTTTAGCGGCGTGGTATACGGAACAATCATTGAAGGGTTTAGATTGATTGAGCCAGCAATTAGCCTTGTGATTCGCGCCCTTTCAATCTTACTTAGGTTTGTCCAATACTTCAAGGGCCCGCTAACGGTTCTTGCTGTTGCGTTTGCTGGAGCTTTTGTATTTGGGAAGATTGTTGCTGGGTTTGCCCTTGTAAACCGATCAATCCAAAAAATGATTATGAATCTTGACCTGATGGCGCAAAGTGCACGAGCGGCAAGCCAGGGGTTGATGCTGGGCGGTTATGGGGCTGCTCCATTTGGTGGTCCTATCAAGATGATCGGACCGGCTGGGGCCTCATCTCCAGTGGTGACTGGAAAAAGCGTTCTTGGTGGATTTGCTAATAAGGGCAGCGCAATTGGTATGGGTGGGTTTGCGCTTGGGATGGGGCTTGAGGCACTTGGCGTTGATCAGCAAATCACTCAAACTGTTACCAATGTAAGCACCGCACTGCTTGGATTTAGCGCCTTGAAGATGTTGTTCCCAGCGGGAACGCTATCAAAGGCAAGCGAGGGCATCAAGATGATTGCATCAAGCGTGAGCACGCTTGTTGCATCCAATATGCCAGCAGCGGCAAATGGCCTGAAGGCCATGGGTCTTTCTGCAGCGTTTGTCACCAAGACTACTGCTGGCATAACAACGTTCTTTACTGCACTTGCCGCTGGTGTTAGGGCTCTCTTTAGCCTAGGGGGACTTATGGCAACGCTTGGCGCTGCGGCAGCAAGTGGCGGGGCTGGACTATTTCCACTGTTTGATCCGAACGTTCCGGGATCACTTACTGGGCCAGATGGTCCGCTTGCTTTCTTAAACGCAAGCGATAACGAAAGAAATAAAACTCGCGGCGAAATTGTTGCTGGGTTAACCAGTGGCGAAAATGCAAAATACGTTCCAACTGATACTTACACAAACAAGCAAACTACAATTTATCAAATTGCCGATGTTGAGATGCAACTCAAAGACGGCAAAAGCCTTCAAGAGATCTTTAAGACTCTGCCTGAACTAAGCAAAAAGTCTTTCCTTGAGTATCGAGCAAATCTTCGCGCTGGTGTTGAGGAAGCCTCAAGGCTTGCTGCAAATACTGGTAAAGGCGCCGGTGCAACTAAAGATATGACGGATGCAATGAAGCTCTTGGTTAATGCCCAAGATACGGTTAATGCCAATCAAGAATACCTAAATTGGTTGCTTAGCGTTGCAAAAACTCAAATGGGCGAGATGACTTCTCTTGTAACGCAACTTGCGGAGGGCGCATTGCAGGACCTCTTGAATCCAGAGGTTCAGACAAATCCATATACCGGCCTTGAGGAGGTCGGTTTGACAATGGATGAAATTATTAACATGGAAAAAGAAATGGGTTTTGCTCAATTTGAAAATTCCCAAGGGCTTGTTAAAAATTTTGATGAGTATAGGGGGATTCTTGATTCCATTTTGCCGATTACAGAGGCAGATCTTGCAAACGGTCAACTTAGCGTTAAGGCAGTTGAAACTCGCTTAAAGATTGAAAAGGAACGCAAGCGGGAACTTGAGCATATCAAGGCAATTGCCGAGGCTGAATATGACCTTGGAATGGCGCAACTGTCAATGTACGACGAATCCATTGATCCTCTTCAGCGCGGAATGCAGATGCGACAAGCGCAGATGAAATATACCGAGGACATTAACAAACTTCAAATGGAAGGTATTGACATTATCCTTGACGAAGCCAAGGCGTCAAACCAATGGGCGTCTGCCACAAAAGCTGCCCAGAAGCGCCTTGAAGATTATAAAAAGGGTCAGCAGCTCATCATTAATGAAATGAAACTAATGTTTGATGATTACAATAAAGACATTGCTGATATTCTTTCAAACCCAAAATTGACCTCTGCGCAGCGCCAAGATGCAGTCAAGAAGCGACTAGAGCAGTTATACATAGATCTTGAAAAGCAGTTTGGTATCACAAAGGATATGCTCTCTGCCCAGCAGATTGAGATGAACAGTCTTATTGATTCAACGCTTCAGCAGCTTGGCAACCCAGCAATCCCCAATATTGATTGGGGCGGAGAGTACGCGAAGGCAATGGAGGCTGGCGGGTTTGGCGTACTTGCCTCGTATTTGTCAAAGAAAGCAGTTGAGGTTGCTCGCCTAACAAGTGCAGCCCTTGCCGCAGCAAACCCTGAGTCAGCCTTTAACGCTCAGGTCATTAAAAGCCGAGACGTTGTTGTAAAGCTTTTCCGTGCGCGCCTTGCCGCCTCTAAATTCACTATGGGCAAGGAGGGAAATGGCTACCTTGCTAGTGACACTAAGAAAAAGCTTTCTACTTATATTGAGGGATTCTCTAGTCTTACCGACTTTACTGCTCTTATTAAGCGACAAAATGAAATTGATTCTCAGCTTTCTAGTTATGGGCTTGCTCGCGGTGGCTACACTGGGGCTGGTCGTCTCCGACTTGTTGGCGAGCAGGGCCCAGAGCTGTTTATGCCCCGCTCAAATGGCATGGTGCTAAGCAACAGCATTTCCTCTAAGTTAATGGGCATGCTCGGTGGCGGCGGGATGGCAATGGCGGGCGCTAACAATGTTACAATCAACGTCAACAATCCAGTTATCCGAAGCGACAATGACATCCGCAAGCTTGCCAACGAGATTTCCAAGGCTCAGGCAAGCCAGTTCCGAGTCAATGGGGGGAGGCTCTCCTAAATGGCAACTCTGAGGGTATACATCCAACCCCGGCTTTCTGGCGCAACGGACCAAGGCGCCTTCTATGACTTTAGCAATCACGTCCAGTTTGATACCCTTGAGTGGGAGCAAAACGACCAAGGACAGTCGTC